CAGCTCGGGCGCTGTCACGGCTATCACGGCTGCAATCACGGCAGCGACAGCGATAGCCGCAACGAATACCGAGGGGGTCGCCCTGACCGGGGCAGTCTTGGCATCGGCTGTCACCACCGCGACGAACGCTGAATCGGTGGCCCTCAGCGCCGCGCTTATCCCGTCCGCGGCAGTCACGGCGACGAACGCCGAGCAGGTCGCTCTCAGTGGCGCAGTCTCCGCGTCGGCTGCTACCACGGCGACGAACGCCGAGACGGTGGCCCTTGCCGTTTCGCTCTCCGCGACCGCGGCAGTCGGGGCAGCCGTCAGCCACATCGAACCGCTGACCTGCGCGGTTACGGCCGGCGCGTCGCTGTCGGCTCCGAACGCCGAGACGGTCGCGCTCTCTGGTGCAGTCACCGTGTTCGCCTCGCTCGCCTCGTCCGTGTCGACCAAGTGGGTCACCTCACCCGCCTTCTCGACGGTATCGAACCGCCTCGTGACCAGCGCCTCGGCGTCGAACCGCCTTGTGACAAGCGCCACGGTGACGAACGTCTCAGTAACTAGAGCCTCGGCCGCGAACCGCGCGGTGACTATCGTGGAGACGACGGACGAACTCGTGACATCGGCGGAAGGCTCGACGACATGAACTCCTACCCCGAAGGCTCCCTGGTCCAGTTCCAGAACATCTTCCGGGACGACAACGGCTACCCCGTCGACCCCGAGGTCGTGACGTTCGCCTGGGGGCTGGGGACGCTCACGGGGGACACATGGACGCCGAGCGGGCCCCCGAACGCGCCGATCACCTACTCCGGGGCCACGACCCCGGCGGTCGGCACCCTCGCCCGCGTCACCCGCGGCCATTACCTGACGTGGGTGGACGCGACAGGCGTGGCGAACGAGAACATCGCCGGCAAGTGGGTCGCGACCGGCACGGGCCAGGCGGAGAAGTGGGACTACGTGTACATCCAGGCCGCGCCGTTCTAGGCGGGTGAATCCCCAGACGTCTAGGCAATCGGGTGATTAAGCAACGTCTGCTCACCAGGTATTTGCTATCCGTTCAACAGCATATCCACGGCTTATGCTGCGTCGTCCCGTACCATTGGGGGGCGTGGAGGACGTCATCACGCTCGCGGTGGTCGGCGGCCCGCTGAAGGCCGTCCAGATGGGCCGCGCCGTGGCGACGTTCTGCCCGGAGTGCGGCGATGACGAGGGCGCGGTCGTGTCGAAGTTCGCCCTAGTGGACTTCGACGAGCTGGCACTGAAGGCCACCGTCGTCGTGCTCACCTGTCGCGTGCACGGGCCACTCCTGGTGGTCCACGGGCCGCCGCCGCGCTAGGGATAGTTTCTGTCTTCAGAGCAGAAACTATCTGTATATCCATCATGCAAGGTGTCCGGCTGGTCGTGGTCCTACACTGAGAGCTTGTGAGCGTCCCCTATTCGCCCGCGCTGCTCGCCACGCCGGTCATCTCACCCGCGGTGGGCGGGTTCAATCGCGCCTTCCCCTACGTGTCCCCCTCGCAGTACGTGTTCACGCCGACGGCGATGGACCTGTCGAACCTGGTCACGGCGCCGGGCGCGAGCTCGGCCGACCAGACGCAGGCGCTCTCCGACCTCATCCGCCGCGCGTCGTCCGAGGTGGACCGCTACCTGTTCGGCGCCAGCCCGTCGGCCAAGCAGCCGAGCCTGTGCGCGACGAACGACGTCGAGTCGTGGCGCTTCCCGGTCATCCAGGGGGAGCTGCGCGTGGTCTGCGACTACGGGCCGCTCATCGCGCTCACCGGCATGGACGTGGGCCTTTTCCAGAACGAGCTCCAGTCCATCGGGCCGAACATCGCCGCGCTGGTCTCGGCGCTCCGGCGCACGTTCATCGTCCCCGTCTGCGGCCTGCCGCTCTACTCGCCGCAGGGGCTGAACGTCGGGGGCATCGCGCGGACCGGCCAGCGGCTCTACGTCGTCTGGTCCTACGACAACGGCTACCCGCACACGATGCTCGCGGAGGCCGCGGCGGCGGCCGACGAATCGCTGGTCGTGGAGGCCACCAGCGCGGCGGGCGGCCTCATCGGTGTGTTCCCCGGCACGCAGCTCGACGTGCTCGACTACACGATGAGCGTCGCTTCCGGTGTGGAGACCGTCACCGTCGCGTCCGTCGAGGCCAACACGCCCGCCACCGGGCAGGCGACCGTCGCCCTGGTAGCGCCTCTCCAGTACGCCCACACGCCGCCTGAGGCCCCGGACTTCATCCCGGTCTCGGCCATCCCCTGGGCGGTCCAGCAGGCCGTCATCCACGCTGTGACGGCTCTGGTGAAGGGCCGCGGCGACGACGCCCTGCTCTTGGAGGGCGTCGGCGAGGCGCGGACCGGCGAGACGGACCCTGGCGAGAAGACGGTGGACATCGTGCGGGCCTTCAAGGCGCTCCAGTCCTACCGCACGGCCGTCAAGATCAAGACCTGATGGCCGCGGGCGATATCACCGTCGGTCGGCGGGTCGCCACGATGGACGACCTCGAACTGCCGGGTGACTACGCTCTCGGCTCCGTCGACGACGACGGGGACGTTCGCCCGCAGATTTGGTTCCTGCTGCCGATTCACCACGGGGCGACGATGTACGACCACGCCAACGAGGGGAGCGGGCTACACGGGATCTCGTCGCCGCCCTGGACGTTCCGAGAGTGCCCGGACGGTTCGATCGAGGTGCGCGCGTCGATCGCCTGCGGCCACCCGGTTTACTGGCACGGCTACCTCGATGAGGGCCACCGCTGGAGGGAGGTCTGATGGCCGCGCCCTTCCCCGGCCGCGCATCGCTCCGGGCGGCCATCGTCTCGTACCTGGAGACCGGCATCGCCAGCAACGCCATCGAGGGCCTGGGCACCGTCTACGCCCACCCGCCGAAGATCACCCCCGAGGGCGACTTCATCGTCGCCTCCGAGGACCCCGGCTCCAGCATGGGCACGGTCGTCTACGTCTACATCGGCCCGGCCAAGCACAAGCGGCTGGGCACGGGGGGACCCACTTCCGGCATCAAGGCGGCGCTCTACCCGGTGACGTTCATCTGCTTCACCCGCTCGGCGTCGGCCCAGTCCCAGGAGTGCGGCGCGGCGAACGACACGTTCGTCGACTCGTTCCGCGCCTACATCGAGGCCAACCGGACGGCCGGCACCACGCCCGGGAGCGGGGCCGTCTGGCAATGGGGCGAGGGCGAGGCGTTCGGCCAGGAGGACATCGAGGAGGACTTCACCATGCCGCGCCTGCTCCGCGGGAAGATGGGCCTCACGCAGGTCTGGGGCACCATCACCGTGAAGGCGTGGCAGCAGTACTACGCGTGAATCCCACGCCTCGACCCCGCGGGTGCGTAGACTCGGACTCGATGTCCTTCACGTACAGGTCGGTGCTCGACCAGCGGGCCGTGTTCGCGGATGAAACGCGCGATGACGGCCGGACGCTCGAACTCGACCCCGGCGAGACGTTCGTGACGTTCCGCAAGCGGAACCACCGCTACCTCGCCCTCGTACCCCCGAAGACCCCGTCCCGACCCGAGCCATCTGAGGAGGTGACCGTGCCGGACGTTCCCACCATTGCGCCGGCACGACCGGCCATACCGTAGGAGGCCGGGATGAGCCACCGCTTCTTTGACCCGAGGTACGAGGAGTTCGCCCGTATCGCCCGCCGCTACGGGATGCGAATGGCCGCCGCGCCCAGCATCCCGGCGACCGAGAACGCCTGGATCGGCTACGCGGCCGAGTCGACGCCCGGCACCGCCGTCACCGCGGCGCTGTGGACGCCGTTGCACGACCCGGCCTGGGTGCCGAAGCAGACCTACCTGCAGGACGTGGGACTCCGCGGCGACCCGTCGATGGACCACGACGACGTGCTGGGCGTGGCCTCGGCGGAGATGGGCTGGAAGACCAACCTGTTCGCCGACGCCTGGCCGTACCTGTTCCTGGGGCTGTTGGGGAGTGACAACGTGACCGGGACGACCGCGCCGTACACGCACACCCACACGCTCCTCAACAACACGACCGGTTCCCAGCCTCCGTCCTTGACCGTCTCGTACTTCGACGGCGGGCACGGCTGGTATGCACCGTGGACGCAGCTGACCAAGATGGACATCGCGATGGCCATCGACGCCGCGATCGAGGCGACCATCGCCTCCATCACGCTGCCCTTCACCACCCAGTCGCTGTCGGGCAACACCTACAACGCCGAGCACATGGTGCCGTCGTGGGACACGTCGATCACCCTCGGCACGCTGACCTCGGTCGCGGTCGAGTCCTTCGACTGCTCCATCGAGCGCATGAACTCGGCTCCAATCCACACGGCGGGGCAACAGTCGGCGCACGCCAACTTTGCCGGTTCGATCCGCGTGACGGGCAAGTTCGCCTTCGTCTACGACAACAACGACAACATCGCGCCGAACGTCATCACCGAGGGCCTGGAGCGGCTGCAGCAACGGCTGTACGTCGTGTTCACCGACCCGGTGACCTCGCACACCGTGGCGCTGCAGATGACGACCACGCAGCTGGAGGACCCGAAGCTGGAGGTCGACAAGTCCTACCTCGGCGTGTCCTCCAACTTCCGGGCGGTCGCCAACGCGACGGACGCCTCCACTGGCACGTCGCCGCTCAAGGTTATCTGCACGAATGGCCAGTCAGTAGCGGCATAGCCTAGACGTCTAGGCATTTCACCAAGACAGGAGAGTGGTCGATGTGCGACGGATCGAGCTGCCGAGAGGCCGCTGGGCGGAGATAGCGGAGGAAGACGACCTCACCGTCCAGGAGCAGTGGGACATCGAGCACGCCGGGATCGCCTCGGAGTCGGTGGCGGCCAAGACGACGGTGCTCCAGCTGGAGGAGCTGAGGAGCCTGGAGACGGCGCTGCCCGACGCGGCGCGCACCCTGGAGACGGACCTGCGGGCCATCGTGGCGGCCAAGTCCACGCCCGCGGCGCGGAAGCGCGAGGCGGAGGCCCGGCTGAAGCTGATGACCGACGCCCGCGCGACCAACGCGCTCGCCCTCGCCTACCAGAAGCTCGGTCCCGAAGAGTACGCCCCCATCGACCGCTTCGAGGTGGTGCGCGTCATGTGCTCCCTGCGCGCCTGGGACGTGACGGGACCGGACGGCCAGGTCATCCCCATTCCGCCCGACCGGACGCCGGAGTCGGTGGCAGCCTTCGCGCGGACGGTCCCCAACACGGTGATGAAGGCCATCTCCGCCGAGACGGCGCGGACGAACGTCACGCCCACGGACTTCAACCGGAGCCCGGAGGCCGTGAGGGACCCAAAAGCCCCTACCGGAGAATCCAACGGCTCCGGATCGGCCGAGGAGTCGAAATCCGCGAGCGCGTCAACGGCACCCGCTACCGGCTCACGCTCACCCCGCAAGCGCAGCGCCTCCTCGCCGAGGACCGCGAGCTAGTTCGCCTGGACCGGATGGTCCAGTTCTTGCTGGCGTTCCCGTCCTACACTGAGGATGAGTACCTGAGGCTGCCGTTCCGGAAGGTCGAGCTGATGATTGAACTGGCGGAGGTGGAGCGCCTAGCAGCGGCCGCGGAGAGGGGCTGACGTGCCCGGCGGCCTGGAGTTCCACACCAGCCTCGACACGTCCGACATGCAGGCGGCCGTGGACAGACTCGCCGACCGGGCGAACGCCGCGGTGGAGCTGGCGACGCGACGGGGCATCGCCTTCTTCGTCGGTGCCGCGATGGCACACGCGCCGGTCGCCAAGTCCGTCCAGGCCCCACGCCACGTCGGGGGCACGCTCCGCCGCAGCATCCACATCGTCGAGGTGACGCAGACCGGCCCGGGCCGCTGGCTCGCCACCGCGGGCCCCTCGGTCATCTACGGGCGCTTCCGCGACCTCGGTGGGACCATCCATGCGAAGAACGGGCCGTACCTGAAGTTCCAGATCGACGGCAACTGGGTCCAGGTCGAGTCGGTGACGCAGACGGGCAGCTTCTACATGGAGAAGGGCCTGGACGACCTGGAGGGGGCGATAGAGGGCATCTTCGCCGCGGCCTGGTCCGAAGTGATGAGGGCCTGACATGGCCGGGGGCATCCTTCCGCCCATATTGGGCGAATTGCAATTGTCGGCCAGCCAGTTCATCGACAAGCTGGCCGAGGTCCGCGACGTCCTCGGCGAGACGGCGGGCTCGACCGATGACCTCGACCTCGCCCAGGCCCGCGCCGAGGCGACCAGCTCCCAGCTCGCCGACGCCCAGGAACGTCTTGCCGCGACCTCCGCTGACTTGATCGCGACCCAGGACGCGATCAACAAGGGGCAGATCACGGGCGAGGAAGCGTCCACCGCGCAGTCGGGTGCCCTCGACCGGCAGGCCGTCGCCGAGAAGGAGATGCGCGACGCGACCCTCGCCAACGCCGACGCGCAAGGGCGTCTCGCCGAGGCCGAGGTGGCGTCCGCCGACACGGGGGTCCTCCAGGACGAGCGGCTGATCAAGGCGGGCAAGCTCGTCACGCTCGCCTTCCTCGGCATCGGGGCCGCGGTCGGCGTCATGTCCGTCAAGATGGCGATGGACTTCCAGACCAGTCAGGCCAAGGTCCAGGCTGCCTTGGGCCAGTCCACCAAGCAGTCGAACGACCTCGCCAACGCGCTCCTCGGCACCGCGGGGTCGACCGAGCAGTCGGCCAACGCGATGGAGGCGGCGCTGGCCCCGGTCGCCGCCCAGTTCAAGTCGCTGCAATCCGGCGCCTACACGACCGCCGAGGCCCTGGAGGAGATGAAGGCGGCCACGTCGCTCGCTGACGCCGGGCTGGGGTCACTCTCGGACACGACCGGCGCCCTCGCGGGGGTGATGCAGGCGTTCCAGCTGCACGCCAAGGACGCCGCCTCGACCGCCGACGTCCTCTACTCGGCCTCGCAGATGACCGGCCAGGGCGTCGACTCGCTGACCTCCGGCCTGGAGCGGACACGGACCAAGCTCGGCGCGCTCTCGCCCTCCCTCGGGCAGCTCTCCGGCCTCTTGGTGGACATGACCGAGCACGGCGAGACCGGGCGAGCCGCGATGTCGATGCTCACCACGACCATGACCGCGCTCTTGAAGCCCGCGGCCGACGCCGCCAAGGCGCAGATCGCGTTGCGGGTGGCGAGCGACACCCTGCCACCGTCGCTCCAGGGACTGGCCGCGCAGTACGTCGCCGGGACGGTCACCGCGAAGGAACTCACGACGGCGACCCAAGGGATGTCGTCGAGCCAAGCGGTGGCCTGGAAGGCGTTCACCTCCGCGGCCGACGGGGCCAAGACCGCCCAGCTGGCCTCGGCCAAGCTTGGCCTGACGGTGACGGACGCCAAGGGCCAGTTCGTCGGCTGGGCTTCGGTCATCTCCCAGCTGGCGGAGAAGACCAAGGGCATGACCACCGCCCAGGCGACGGCCGAACTCACCGCGCTGGGCTTCGGCTCCGCGTCCGCCAAGGTCCTCGCCCTGGTCCGTGCCGGCCCGGAGGCGTTCGACAAGGCCACCGCGGCGGTGACCAAGCACGGCACGGCGGAGAACGCGGCCAACCTCCAGATGAAGACCCTGCACGGCCAGCTGCACATGCTGGAGGCCGCGGTCGACGACTACGGGGTCCGGCTCGGGCGGGTGCTCATCCCCAAGATTGAGACGGTCATCCACGTCACCGCCTCGGTCGTCGAGTGGTTCAACAAGAACCGCATCGCGGCCTACACGCTCGCCGCGGTGGTGGTGGGCGTGCTCGGGGTCGCGGTGACCGCGTTCGCCGTGAACGCCCTCGGCAAGCTCGTCGCCAACGCGCAATCGGCGTACCAGGCGGTCCTCAAGCTGTTCGGACTGAAGGGCGGCCCTGACGAGACTTCGGCCCTGAACACCGACGCCTCCCAGGCGTCCGAGACGCTGCAGCAGGGAATCGCCAAGGCCGGTGAGCAACTGATCGCCGACGCGAAGACCGCGGCCGCGTCCCTCACTGCGGGTGGCTCGACAGCCGCCGAGGACCTGGGAACTGGCGGTGCCACGGCTGCTGAAGACCTGGGCGCCGGGGGTGCGACTGCCGCGGAAGACCTGGGCGCTGGCGGTGCCACGGCTGCTGAAGACCTGGGCGCGGGTGGTGCTGCTGCTGCCGAGGATGTCGGTGCGGGCGGCGCGGCTGCTGCGGAGGATTTGGGCGCTGGCGGTGCTGCTGCTGCTGAAGACGTAGGCGCTGGGGGCGCCTCGGCCGCGGAGGATTTGGGCGCTGGGGGCGCCTCGGCCGCGGAAGACCTGGGCGCGGGTGGCGAGGTGGCCGGAGAGGATGTCGGCGCGGGTGGCGCGGCTGCCGCGGAAGACCTGGGGGCTGGTGGTGCCGGAGCGGCAGAGGACTTGGCCGCGGGTGGCGAGACGGCGTCGGAGGACCTGGTGGCAGGTGGCGCAGGCGCCGCCGAAGACGTCGCGGCTGGCGGTGCCACGGCAGGCGAGGACCTGGGTGCAGGCGGAGAGGACGCCGCCGAAGCGGCGGGAGCCGCGGGCGCGGGGGCCGGTCTCGCGCTGGGCGGCGGCGCCGCGGCTGGTGCGGGAGCCGCGGGCGCGGGAGAGGCTGGAGGCTTTAGCGCGGCCAGCCTGATTCTGCCCGTCATCACCGCGCAGATCGCCTCACTGGGGACGAAGCTCATACCGGGGGCCGCGGCGGGCGAGGCCGCGATGCCGTCGTGGATGAAGGACGTCTCTTCGATCCCGTTCGTCGGCGCGATACCCAAGATCGGGGCCGACCTCGCGGGCGGTTTCCTCGACGCAATCGGCGCGCTGCCCAAGACGGTGCCGAGTGAGAAACAGATCGCAGCGAACGCGGCACTCGGCAGTTACGACACCGGGCGGTCGGACATCGAGCTCACGAAGGCCCAGAAGGATCAGGTCGTCGGGCTGATGAAGATGGGCGAGTCGCTGAAGGAGGCCCAGCAGAAGGTCCTCGGGATCAAGACCTCGACGGACAAAACGACCATCGCCGTGAACTCGCTCGGGTCGAAACTCGCCAAGACGCCCGACATCGCGGCGGTGACTGCTGCGACCCTGAAGCTCGCCAAGCCTGTCGACATCGCCAAGGTCACCACCGCGGTCAACACCGCGACCACCGCCGTCAAGTCCGTGAAGTCCTCGGTCGACGCGGGCCACACGGTCAACGTCTCGGGCGACCTCCACACGACCGTCGTTCTCGATGGCCGCACGCTGGCGACGGCGGTCCAGAAGTACATGCTGCGCGGGGCGCGTGCCACCGGCCAGAACGTCCTCAACTCGCGCTCGGTCGGCCGCGGGACCGGCAACCCGTAGATGGCGACCACGCTGACCCAGTCGGCGCACGCCTCGAACGCGGGCGCGACGACGCAGACGGTCGCGCTCTCCGGCGTCGGCAAGGGGCACCTGCTCGCGCTGGTGGTGTTCACCGGGAACGGCGTCGCCACGGCATCCGTCACGGACTCCCAGGGCAACCCGTGGATTCGCAACACCGACGCCTACGCCTCGGGCTCCCTCGGCATCGAGGAATGGAGCGCGTCGGGCGCGGTGGGGGGCAACACGACCGTTACGGTCACCCTCGCCTCAGCCTCGGCGACGGACTTCACGCTGGTGCTCATGGAGTTCACTGGGCCACCGACCGTGAACGCGATGGACCAGGAGAACGCTAACGCGGGGACGTCGTCCGCGCCGGAGATCGGCTTCGCGATGCAAGGCTTCCAGGCGGGCGAGTTGTTCATCGGGGTCGCCAAGACCTCCGTCGCCGTGACCTCCACGCCCACGGGCTTCACGCCGGTCGCCACGGGGACCACCGGGGATTCAGTCGTGTACCTGGTCGACTCGGGGACGAGCTCACACCAGCCGACGTGGGGCCTCGGCTCATCCGTGCTTTGGCTGGCGCTCGGGGTGAGCTTCTGCGCGGTCCTCCCGGGAACCCCCGCGACGAACACGCCGGGGGGGAATATGCCCCAGGTCCAGGTGGAGATTTCCGCCGACCCCTACCCGTTCACGAACAACTGGCGCAACGTGACGCGCTACGTGCGGTCCTTCAAGACGACGCTGGGGCGCCAGCACGAGCTCGACCGCATCGAGGCCGGGACGCTGGACATCGTGCTCGACGGCAGGGACGGGACGTTCGACCCCTGGAACGCCTCGAGCTTCCTTTCCGCCTCGGGAACCGGGATGCAGCCCATGAACGCCGTGCGCGTGACCGCGGCGTGGCAGGGGGTGACGTACCCGGTTGCCTGGTGCTACCTCCAGTCGCTCACGCCGGGCCTCGACGACCAACTGAACGTCGAGGTGACGCTGCACGCCGTGGACGCCTTCCAGTTCTTGTCCCTGCGCTACCTGGCGGGGGACAACTACGCGCAGCTCATCGAGGCCGAATCGACGCTCTGCGCCTACTGGCGCTGCGGCGACCCGGTGGGGGCCGACACGATGCAGTCCGCGACCAAGCCCACCCAGCTCCGCGACTCCACCCCCTCGACCGCCTCCGGCTACGGCCCGTTCCCGGGTCAGCTCCTGAACGGCCCCGGCGGCCTGCCGCTCTTGGGTGCGACGCCCCAGTTCGTCTACGACCCGTCGACCTCGCTCGACCTCTCGAACGCGACCAACGCGCCGAACGGCGGGTTTGCCACGCTCGGCAACCCGCTCGGCTCGGCCTCCGCCTGGACGTTCGAGGCGTGGATTCAGTACCTGGGCGCGCAGCCCGTCGGTACGACCGCGACGTCGAACTCGAACAACGAGCTCACGAGCGTCGGATCAACCACGGGCGTGGAGGTGGGCTGGGTCGTGGTCGCGGCGGACGTCCCGAACAACACGACGGTCACAGCGATTGTCGGCTCGACGGTCTACATGAGCGGGAACGCGACGGGGAGCAACGTCGGGGAGGCGGTGACCTTCGCGCCGCTCTGCACATTGTTCTCGGGAACCTGTACGGGGGGAACATTCAACATCCTGGTCGGAGCCTACTCGACAGGTTCCGGAGCAACGGCATCCACCAACTACGGGCGCCTTCTTCTCAATGCCAGTTACCTCCTCGATGACCCGTACTCGAACTCGCAGGTGCTGATGGACGGCTCTCTCCACCACGTCGTCGTCACCTTGTCTGGTTCGTTATTTTCGTTCTATATTGACGGTGCATTCGACGTATCATGGGGGATCGGGCCGAGTCTGACTGACCTCACCGCGGTCACCGTTGGTTGTTCTGCTGGTCCCTCCCAGGGTTTCGCGGGTCTCATCCAGGACGTCGCCCTCTACTCATCGGCGCTTACCCAGCCTGACGTTGCGTCCCACTACACGACCGGCTGGTGGTTCCAGGGCAACGACCTCGGCGCGTCGAACGCGGCGGGGGCCTCGGCGCGGCTGAACAAGGTGCTCGCCGTTGCCGCGTTCCCGGCGGGCCTCACGGCCATCGGGACGCCGTTCAAGACCTCCGTCTACGGCGAGACCCAGCCCGTCACCACGACGACGGCGCTCGACTACGTGCAGCTCATCACCGAGACCGAACCGGGGCTCATCTTCCAGGGCCAGGACGGGAACATCTACGCGCTGAACCGGCAGTACGTCATCGGCCAGGGGGGCGCGGTGGGGATCATGAACTCGGCCCGCGCCTACACCTCGCAGGGCATCTTCGGCGACACCGCGGCCTGCACCTACCGCTTTGTCGCCAAGGGGTTCGCCCTCGGCATCGACGACCTGGACGTCTGGAACGACATCCAGGCGCAGAGCGCGCGGCCCTCGGCGGCGAACGACAATGGTAAGTCGGCGAGCAGCGGCAACCCCATCCAGGTCTTCTCGCAGGTCCAGGACGCGCGGATGGCGGTCTCGGCCAGCCAGTTCGGCGACCGGACCCTCCAGGGGCTCACCTCGCTTTTGTTCCTCTACGACTCGGACGCCCTGCTGGTCGCCGAGTGGTACGGGGTGATCTACGCCGCGGCCCAGGTCCGCCCCTCGGCCTTCACGCTCGACCAGACCTTCAACCTGGGGGCGAACCTCCCGCAGATGCTCGGGCGCACGCTCTACGACCAGATCACCGTCGAGTACCAGGGCATGGCCGGCAGCCCCGCGTTCTCGCCGGGGAGCGAATACACGGGCAACGTGCTCATCGAGTCGATTGAGCACGACGTGGACTTCGGGACGAGCGGGGACGGGCCGTGGTGGAGGACGACGCTCGTGACCAGCCCGTTCGAGCTGGCCCATGTCTCCGGGTCCTCGGCACCGCTCACGGTCAGCGCCACGGTGCCAATCGTGCTGGGTAGCTGGCAATTCGGGTCCGCTACAGGGGTCCTAACGTTGTGAAGCGCTCTGACCTACACTGACACCGATGCGCGTGCCCGGAATCGCCCCCGTTCTTGACCACGCAGAGGTTCACGCCGCGTATTTGCCGCGTCCCGGCATCGACCGGCTCCAGATGGCGGGCAACGTCGCCGACCAAATCCGCCGCCACAAGCACGAGAACCCGGCCGACCACATCCACGACAAGCTGGTGGACTCCCTCGTCGCCCACGTCCGCGCCGTCGTCGCCGACCCGGCGCAGCAGCCCGAGGACCCCGCCTGGACGCCCCCCCAGCGCATCGTCTGGCGCTCGGCGGCCGAACACCGCGGCCAGGTGCCACTGTCGCCTGAGCGCAAGCTGGAGGTCATCGCCGACCGCTCGGTGCACCCCACCGTCAAGGCGATGGCCTACGTGAACGCGGGGCGCTGGGTCGTCTCCTGTTTTGCTGGCGAGGAAAAGTTCCTCACCCCCGATGGCCCGAAGACGTTTGCCGAGACGGCTGGAACGATCCAGACTGTGCTCACGACAGCTCAGAATGGTGGCGTATGGGTTCCAGCGCCAATCACTGAGCGCGGGGTGCAACAGCTATACGCGCTCAACCTCGTCAGGAGCAAGCGACACAGGACCATCTACACGACAGCGGAGCATCGTTGGTTGGTCCGTTCCAGGGCCGATCCGTTGCGACGTGACATGCACTCGGTGCTCACCAAAGACCTTGTCGCAGGACAACGCCTGGCTTCATTGATGCCGTGTTCGTTATCCCGTGGGAAAGGACTACGCCCATCGCAGTTCGGTATTGCTCGGGGGTTCACGTTCGGCGATGGGGCGCGGTACGCGCTGGGTAGCCAGGTCACCCTTTATGCGGAGAAAGACGCCGCGTTGCTCAAATATTTCTCAGAGTCTCATACTTACGAAATCTCAGGGCGAGACGCCCTACGCGTCGTTGATCTTCCTGCGTACTTTAAGGTGCTCCCGTCGCTCGATGAGTCGCCGTCCTATCTCTATGGCTGGTTGGCTGGCTACTTCGCGGCTGACGGTCATGTGACCAAGAAAGGCCAAGCGGTTCTATATTCTGCTCGACTTGAACACCTGCAATTCGTCGAACGTCTGGCGTTGCGTCTCGGACTCGGTACATACCCGATCATCTCGCGGACACGCAAAGGCATCAAAGGTGTGTGGTCTGAGATTCATAGCATTGGTTTCGTTCGTTCTCGGCTAACCCCAGAGTTCTTTTTGATTGCCGAACATCGCCGCCGCTATGACCACTGGGCATCGGTTCAGAATGCTGAGGTGATTGACTACGAGGTTGAAAGCGTCGAGGCGACTGACCGATATGAGCCGGTGTATTGCGCGACGGTCCCTGGAACAGAGAGCTTTGTTCTCGACGGTTATATCCATACCGGGAACTGTCCCTTCCCTGGCTGCAACTCCGCGCAGATGGCGAGCTTCACCGACCGTCGGTTCTTCTGCTGCGACTGCGCCAACGCCGCGGTCGGAGGTCAGTGGGTCGAGGTGGTCTGGCCGGCGAATCACACGGAGGTGGAGAACTGGGTCGCCAGTCGGCCGTTCGACGTGCGGCACTGGTTCCCCGGCGAGACGGCCGAGGACATTCGGTGGCAGGACGATGAGGCGATGGGGCGGGGGTTCGCGCCAGGGCCGACCGGAGGCAAGCCTGGTGAGTCGGTCGCGACCCACGTCGCTCGTGAGCGGAAAGCGAACCCGCGCTCGGGGCGAAAGGCGAAGGTGTAGCCGTGGCCGTGTGGGGGACGCCCCCGGTACACGTTACGGGTGACACCCTCGCGGTGAGCGATTGGAACACAATCGCCAACAACGAAACCTTCCTGGCCGAGGCGCCGTATGGACTGTATTACAACTCAGTAGCGGTGACCTTAGTGCTCGGTGCGTCAACCCAGATCACGCTTGGCGGGACTGAGGCGAGTGGTTACGGCTTCAGCGTCGCGTCAAACAACGCTGTGGTGCCAATCGCCGGTCTTTATTCCACAACCTGTAGCGTATACATTTCGGCCGCTGAGGTCCTGTTAACCGCTCTCACTTACCACAATGGGTCGCAAATCCGCCAAGGCTCCTCGGGGACCCTCATCGGGAGCACCACATCAGGGCTTGTGAAGTGTGCAGCAAACGACACCCTGGGGTTTTATGTCTACCAGAATGGTGGCGCACCGGCCACTATCGCCGGGTCGGGTAGCACCTACCTCCACGCCTTTTACGTCGGCTCAACCTAGCCCCAGCGTCTGCCTGCCCGCCGACCCGACCAGGGCGTGCGTCAGGTCGTCGGTTCGTAGGTGACGGAGAACGAGGCACCCTGCGGCTGGCTCGGCATCGCCTCCACCGTGCCGCCGGATGTCTGCATCTCGATCGCGTCGGCGTAGGTGAGCGCGCTCGTCGGGACGACTTGGAGGTTGGTGAACGTCACGATCCCGAAGTCGGCGAGTGGGGTGAGGTCCGAGCTGCCCTGCACGGTAGGGTCCTCGGTGACCCACTCGGCGGAGGAGCCGGCGTAGACCGCCGAATCGCTCGCGGTGGCGCTCTGGCCCGAGGTCACGTCCGTGACCGTCGCCGTCCACGTCCCCGAGGACGACTGCTGGACCTCGGCCGAGATCACGTCGCCCGCGTTTACCGCGAGCTGGTCCTGGGCGACGTAGCCGAGCGCCGCGTCAGTCCACCAAGCGTCATTAGCCTGCACGCCATTCACGCAGGCCGACTCGCTCCCCGTCTGGAAGAGGTTCGCCGAGCCGTCCCAACCGTTGACGCCAACCCAGTCCACAGTGACCCCGCCCGGGACGACGGCGCAGTTGAGCGTCGGGACGGTCCACTCACCGCTCACCGCCTGGTACTCACCCGTTAGGACGTAACCGGACCAGTTTGTCGAGGCAAGGCCGGGGGTCGCGACGGGTGCCGACAGGGACGAGACGACCGGGTGCCAGATGCAATCGACGTAGCCGCGCAGGATGCGCCGACCGCCGACCGTGACCCAGTGGTGCCGGACTAGCCCGCGGTAGCCGACGTGGCACGACAGAGCGTGACCGCGCGGGTAGCTCGCGTGGGTCACCGCGCCCGCGGGGGTCGCGAGGCCCAATGTCGCGAGGGCGAGGGCTGCGGCTACGGTGAGCTTTCGCATGGTCGGTTCCTCTCTGAATTGCCTAGACGTCTAGGGTTTTCGAGGTGGGCGCGGTGTCATGGTCGATCGCCTCGTCGAAGTGCCGCCGGACGACGAGGTAGCACGGGAACACGACGATCCACAGGCATATGGCGCCGATAACCCACCCGGTGACGCTCCCCCAGGAGCGGCCCTTCTGTCGGGCGTCGGCAATCATCCACACGATGGTCCCGAGGACCACCAACACGACCAGAGCTCCCATCGCTTCCTCCCTCCCAGGACACCCCTAACGGTAGCCGACTCCCGTGGCAAAGTAAAGCCGCCAAATCCCCGGTCGTCTGGGCCGCCGCGGTTAGCATCTCACGCGTGGCCCTCACGCGTGGTGAGTACGTAGCGGCCTGCCTCGCCGCCGTCCCGTCGCCCGCGACCGTCGAGCACCGGGTGGCGCTCCAGGCCCGCGTGCTCCAGGAATGGTCCGAGGCGACCGACCGCGGCCCGACCGACGACGCGCTCGACCTGACGGAGTACGAGCCGGGCGCGGTGCCGTTCAACTCGTTCGGCAATCCCCCCGAGCACGTCTGGAACTACCCGACGCTCGCCGAGGGAGCCCGGGCGTTCCACGACATCCTCCAGGCCCGCGAGTACGCCGCGCTGGTCGTGATGCTCCAGTCGTCCGCCTCGACCGCCGACCAGATCATCGCCACGTGGAACAAGACCGCCTGGGGCTACTGCCATCCGGCGCTCGTCGCGATGGCGCGGGCCAACCTCGCGGCCCTCGAAGCGCTCGTCGTCCCCGGCGCCGGGGTGCCGGTCCCGCCCCTCGTCCCGCCGCCCTCGGGACGCCCGACCGCGGACCAGCTGGTCGCCCGCCAGCTCGTCGTGCTGGGCGACAGCTTCGCCCCAGGCATCGTCTCCCAGGACGCCACCGTCGCGCGGCGCAACGGCTGGGCCGTGTTCTACTTCGCGGGGGACCATTTCGTCGCCGTCCCCGCGACGCATCCCATCCCGGCCGGGACGTGCTGGCTGTACGCGAACGAGCACTACGCGAGCAAGCGGGAGGGCTGAGAGTGGCCGACGTCGTGACCATCGTCGAGACGGTCTGCACGACCATCGTGGCAGGGGGTGTCGTCGCCCCGTTCGCCTGGAAGCGGTTCGGCAAGGTCGCCGCTGAGAGGCACACCGACGACCTGTTTCTCCACGGCTCGCCCGCGGTCCCCGGAATCCGCCCCGTCCTGGAGACGGCAGGGGTTCGCTTGGAGAACGTCGAGCGGATGGTTGGCGAGCACGGCGAGATCCTGACCGACATCCAGAAGTCCCTTAAGATGAGCAACGGGCACACCTTGGGCCAAACGGTCGAGATCGCCGCGAAGGAAGCCCGTACCGCTGCGGCCGCCGCGAAGGACGCTGCCGTTGCTGCAGCTTCCGCTGCTGAACTTGCTGCAGTTTCCGCTGCTGAACGTTGCGAAGCACACCGAACCGCCCGGCCCCGTCGGGCACAGACAGGAGGCACCAATGACAACCCCTAACCTGCTACCGCGCTGGACGAACCCGGCCTCGGTGACCGCGTTCCTCCTCGCCATCGCGGGCTACGCGACCGCGTTCATCGTCGCCATCCACCCAGGGTTCGCGCCCCCGACCATCGTCGCCGCGCTGATCCCCTCGGCGGGCGTGGTTGTCGCGGCCCTGGCGACCATCTTCGTCATTGTCATCCACCGCAAGACCGTCTCGGCCGTCTCGGCCTCGGGGGGCACGGTCGTGCAGCTGCCGACGTGGACGGACGCCGGGAGCGTGCTCGCGTACTTGACCAGCATCGTCTCGGCCGTGTTCGCGGTCGTGACCGGCCTGCACCCGGGGTTCACCGAGCCGTCCGTCGTCGTGGCCATCCTGCCCTCGGTCGCCGTCCTGGTCGCGGTGGTCGCGCAGCTGGTCAACCTGGCAACGCACCACGCGGCGGTTGCCGCGGTGAGCGGGGGGCAGTTCCTCGAAGCCTCCGCGGTTGCCGTGCAGCCCGCGCCGACCGTCACCGTCACGATTGACGGCCGGAAGCTGGCCGACGCGATTGCGACGCACCTAAAGACGCGCGCATGACCGCGGGCCTGCGCGGCCTGCTCCCCGAGACGCGCTTCGCGCCGTCGTTCGAGGAGCGCCTGACCAAGCCCCTGCCCGCGGCACCCGCGAAAGCGTTCGACTACGCGGCCAAGGTCACGGGCGGGTTCCCGATGGCGGACAACGACTCCATCGGCGACTGCACCATCGCGGGCTGGGTGCACCTCTGCCAGCTCGCCTACGCGCTCGTCGGCGTGCCGTACACGTACCCGGGGGACGACGCGGTCGCCGCGGCCTACTGGGAGCTCGTCGGGCACGGCCCCGAGTACGAGGGCGACCCTGGACCGGGCTTGCAGATGACGCAGGTGCTCTCCGCGGCGTCGGCGGGCGCGGGGCTGCTCGGCGTGAAGGCGGTCGCCTGGGGCTCGGTGAACATCCACTCCAAGGCGGCGCTGCGGAACGCGCTCTACAACTTCGGCGCGCTCTACCTAGCGGGTGACATCCCGCAGGACGCAGAGACGCAGTTCCCCGGCTGGTGGCACCTCGTCAGCGGCGCGCACCCGGGCGTCGGCGGGCATTGCTTCGTCGCGAGCGGGGACCTCGACCTCGGCTCGTTCGCTGGCCTCGACAACATCACCTGGGGTGGCGAGAACGGGTTCACCTGGCCGTGGTGGACACGCTATTCGGTGAGCGCGTTCGTGGTCATCCCCGAGTGCTACGTCACCGCCGGGCACGGGCCGCTCGACGCGGTCGACGTGGCCGCGTTGGAGGCGGACGTGCACGGGTTCGCGGCGAGCGCCTAGCGCGCTAGTCTGCACACGTTCCTTTCTACCCAGGGAGGAAGCAAGGACCCCGGCCCGTCCGGGGTCCTTGTGCGTCTGGGGGCTCGTCATCGCCAACTACCATGAAACTTGGTAGTAGGTTCTTGGCACCCCGCCGTTGTCGGCTAGGAAGGCAGCGGTCAGCAGGGCCCCGATGCTCGGTCTCCTAGAACCGGGCTCGGGGCCCTTGCGCGTCTGGGACACCCCCGCGCTAGAGTGCGCGGTGCACGGTCGTTTCCGCCCACACGGCCGGTGTAGCCAAGGGGGGCGGCCCGGAGTCAGAGCCGGGTCGCTCCCCGATTGCCTAGACGTCTAGGGTTTTCGCGGCGGTACTGGACACGGCGGCGGGAGTCGGCTACCGTGTGAGTGTTCCTGGGGAGAAGGGAGTGCGATGGAATCCCGCACGCAAGTATCGGCGGAGTTCGACAGCGGTGCCCGGCTGACCGTCGATGTCCGCAAGGACGGCTACTCGGTCCTCGACCTGCTCGGTGCGAAGGACGTCACGGTCCAGGTGCAGGGCACCGGGACGCGCTACGTCACCGTCCGCGCCAAGGGCAAGTTCGGCCTCGCCGACGTGACGGTCCTGCTCCCGCTCGGTTACGCCGCCGCCATCGGTGCCGCGGCCGAAGCGGAACTGGAACGGCTCGCCGGGTCCGCGGCGACGCTCGCGGCCGAGCGCGCCAGTGTCGGGGCGACGTCGTGAGCCGCGGCGACGTGGTGACTGTCCTCGTCGATTCCGGCGCGGGGACGACGCAGCAGTTCGAGGTCGAGGCGACCAAGAAAGGCCGCAAGGTCGAGGTGCGCGAGCAGGGCCGCACCACGTCCGTCGTCGAGATCGACCACGGCGGCAACACCGTCCGGACCAGCCGGTTCCGCAACGACCGCATCATCGCCCTCGTCGAGCACAAGGTAGACGAGGAGCCGGGTGCCGTACAGCCGCCGCTCCCCGGGGTGGCATTGTGACCGTCCTGACCATCGAGGACCGCGTCGCCCGCGGCATGGCGACCTACGACGCGTTGCTGCCGGGTGCCACGCCCGAGCAGCGCGCCGCGGCCGAGGAGAACGTGCGCCGGTCCGTCGCGCGCGGCGACGACCTGCGCGGGGTCGGCATCGCGCCCGTCGCCTGCCAGGCCAGCCCGGCGTTTGGCGCGGCAGTCTGCGCCCACGGGCGCAAGCCCGCCGAGTGCGAGGACTGCGCCCTCATCCGTGACTGCAACGACCTGGAGGACGCCCGATGACCCGCCCCACCTACTACAAATGGCTGTCGCCCCAGAACGCCGGCGTCTACGGCCACGGGGACTACACCGACCACCTGCCGCACGGCAAGCGCCCTGGCAAGTGGCTGCCGCCCATTGCTGACCCGAGGCCATGCGCCCGCGGCTACCACGTCGTCACCGCGTCACACCTGTTCGACCACTGGGGCCGCGAGGGCTCGGTGCTCTACGTTGCCGAGGTGCGCGGGGCCATCGCCACCGACACCGACAAGCTCGCCTGCGAACAGACCCGACTGGTGGAACGCGTCGGTGTGCTCACGCGGGGCGTGCTCGTCACCTTCGCGGCCGACTGCGCGGCACGGGTCCTGCCGATCTTCGAGGCGAAGTTCCCCGACGACGACCGGCCCCGCAAGGCCATCGAGGCCGCGAGATTGGGCGCCGCCGACGCCGACGCCGCCCACGCCGCCTACGCCGCCGCCAACGCCGCCCACGCCGCCTACGCCGCCGCCAACGCCGCCTACGCCGCCGCCGCCGCCGCCAACGCCGCCTACGCCACCGCCGCCGCCGCCAACGCCGCCGCCGCCGCCGCCGCCGACGCCCACGCCGCCAACGCCGCCGCCAACGCCCACGCCGCCGCCGACGCCGCCGCCGACGCCGCCCACGCCGCCGACGCCGCCGACGCCGCCAACGCCGCCGCCGCCGACGCCAAGGAGCGCGCCTGGCAGGGGCGGCACCTGCTGGCGCTGCTGAGAAAGGACGCCTGTGACCGATACGAGGAGGAGGGGCTGTGAACGAGACAGGAGAGGTCACCGAGACGGCCGTGGTGCCGTCGAGGGCCGGGTCGGCGCTGATCGTCCCGGCCGCGTCCGGGGCGCAAATACGGGCGCAGCAGGAGGCGTACCAGGAACTGGTGAAGGACCTCCTGGACGCGAAGGAGGACTACCAGACCATCGGCGGGAAGGCGTTCAAGAAGAAGTCCGCCTGGCGCAAGCTCTCGCTCGCTTTCGGGGTCGACCTGGAGATCAAGTCCGTCACCCACGACCGCGACGCGACCGGGCGCATCGTCCGCACGGAGGTCATCGCCCGGGCGACGGCACCGAACGGGCGTTTCGCCGACGGCATCGGGTCGTGCAGCGTCCGCGAGAAGTGCTGCGCCGGGCAGGGGGTCTGCACGCGCCCCGAGCAGTACGCGGACAGCGGGAGACCGACCGGCCACACCCACTGCAAGCCGGACTGCCCGGGCTGGGTGCACTTCTCGCACGCCGAGCACGACGTGCCGGCCACGGCCGCGACGAGGGCCACGAACCGGGCCGCGTCCGACCTGTTCGCCGCGGGCGAGGTCTCGGCCGAGGAGATGGCCGACGGGGGGACCGGCGGACAGGCGGCCGACGCGGGTCGCGGGGACGACCGGCGCTCGCCGGACTACCGCGACGCAGGCCGCTCGGCCATCCAGAACGCGACCGCGAAGCAACTCGACACGGTGCTGAACATCGCCCGGCGCGAGAACCCGGACAGCCAGACGCTCGAAGGCGAGGCCCGCGAGGCGCGCGACTGGCTGACCGACCGCGCCGAGGGCGAGTGGCCGGTCACGGACGACCTGGACCGCTGGCTGACCGCCAAGCTCGGCGTCGCGGTGACGTTCTCCGCGCTCACCAAGGCGCAGGCGTCGCTCATCATCGGCGGCGCGTCGAGCAAGGGGAGCAACGGCGGACGCAGCCGGTCGGTGCCGAACGAGCCGCCGGATGACGAGGAGCCGTTCTGATGGCGACGTGCGTGCTGTGCGGACACCCCGCCGAGCGCCATTGGGGCATCGGCGAACGGCGGTGCACGGTTGGCCGCGAATCGCCACAGGGCGAGGGGACGAAGGGCTACCCCGGCTGCGAGTGCCCTGGCCTACTGCTGCCGCTAGGCGTCGCCCTCGACGCGTTCGAGGCTGCGCCATGAGTTCGCCGGGGCGGGCGTCAAAGCGTCCGACACAGCGCCAAGGCGGGGAGGGGCTCTTGACCTTTCTATGCCCCGTAGAGCCGCCTGCGCCCGCCCTGGGTACGTGTAACCGGGACAGGAGGGAGACATGGGCCTAGTCGCCGTCGAGCGCACGCTGGCCGTCCCAGGCGTCGTCTGGGGGCCGCTCGCGCTGTGCACCGCCGCGGTGCTGGCTTGGCATCGCTGGGCCGCGCCCAGACTGGTCGCGCGTCGGCAGCGGAAGCGCCGCGAGGAGGTGGAGTACCAGCGCGTCGTGGCAGAAGTGGCCCGACAGTTCGACGACGTCCAGACCACGCTGTGGGCGACGTACGCGGCGTGTGAACGTGCCCGACGGGGCCGACAGGAAGGGATGAGGGGATGAACAAGAACCAGCGGGTAGCAGCCATCCTGGACCGAGCGGTGGACCGCCTTAGCGCGGACCCTTCCCTGTCCATCGTGGCCGCGCTGAACCCGCCCGAAGGGAAGCCCGGCCATCTGGAGGACTTCGTGATGGCGCTCAAGAAGGCCGGGCTGGGGAACCTCCCGGCGGATAAGGCGTGCGGCTGCGAGGCCGTAATCGGAGCCCTCCGCAGCGCTTCAAACGCGCTGAAACCGAGGCTGGCATGACCGTGTTCCGCGTGAAGGTCCTACCGCAGCAGCACTACGACCAGCCGCACCGCGAGGTCTCGGTCTGCGTGGTCGAGGGGGACGCGCTGCGCGGCTGCGGCGTGGTGAGGATGCGCCCCGACGAGGCGCGGGCGTTCGCCGCGTCGTTCGACGAGCTGGCCCTGTCGCGGGAGATTCTGAGCGAGGACCGGCTTTCGCAGCTCGCCATCTCAGACGACATCGCTGGGCTACGGATGCTGTACCTCACCGCGCGTGGGCGGGCGACGGAGGGGACGACATGAGCCGAGAGACAGCGCGGGTACGGCTGGACATGGCGACCGAGGGGTTGCCGTGGATTCGACCGTGGCAGACGTGGCAGAGCCTCGCCATTCACTCCCCGGTTGGTGACGTCGCTTTCGCCGTGACGCAGGAGGTAGGGGACTTCATCGCCCACGCGCCAGAGGACCTGCGACTCGCGCTCGCCGTGGTCAACGCGGTGAGGTACGACCCAAAAACCGAGACAGGCCACGGCCACGTTCACGGCATCGTGAACCTGTGCACCTGCGGCGCTGTTAGTTGCGCGGCCCTCGCCGCGCTCGACGCGCTGGAAGCGTCACTGTGACAATGCCTAGACGTCTAGGCCATCTGCCGCGCCAAAAAGCCACGCGGTGTCCGTACGGGAGGCGTATGGTCGCGGGAGTAAAAGACGAAGCGGCCCGGGCTCGTCATCCGGACCGCTTCTGAGACCAGAGGAGGTGTAGTCCTCGTGTCGAGAGTGATCCTAACAGGCATCCCGGGTGGTCAAGCGCCACGCTGGGGACGCCCCACCGTCTACAAAGGCATCCGGATGCGGTCGCGTCTCGAGGCGCGGTGGGCTGCATCCTTCGACGAGGAGGTCGTCGACCCGACCTGTTGGCTCGTCTCGTGGGAGTACGAGCCATGTGCTTTCGCCAACGAGTCGGACCAGTACCTCCCGGATTTCCGTCTTTCCTATCGGGGCGAGAACGGCGAGCCGGTCGAGAGCCAGTCGGGCACTGTCTACCTCGACGTCAAGGGGATGCTCGAAGACCCGTTCCCGGTCATGGCACGCATGGAGACGATCCTCTCGTCAGAGAGGGATGTTGGGCTTCACTTAATCGTCGGGTCGCCAGAGGAGCCTTCCCGGTGGTGGAGCGGCATTGTCGAAGACAATCGCCTTGCCTGGTACAACGTCAACGACTTCGATACGCCAGTCAGGATGCGCCCGCTATGAGTGACGAGGGACGCGCCTACGTCAAGCTCTATTCAACCTTCACTGGCACGACATTCTGGGTGCATTACGTGTTCGGTGATATGGCAAATGCACAGCACCGATACGAGCTATTTTGCGGCGACGCGTATATCCGTCACGAATGGCGCGCCCTGTCCCTACGGGCGATCAAACGAGCACGGGCCGAGCTGGTCGCGAGCGGACACCTCACGGTCATCGACGACCGACGCCACGCCGGGCACCCCGCCGTCTATCGCTTCGAGTTCCTGGGCCACGAGGAGATGCGAAAGACAACCGGGGACGATTTGGCCCCGGTACAGGGGCCAGACCGGCCACCAGCGGGGCCAGACTCGGAAACCTGTCCTCTTATAGGAACTGAAGGAACCAACACCCCAGAGAGTGACCCCTTCGACGAGTTCTACGCGGTCTACCCCCTGCACAAGGCACCGGACGCGGCGCGGCGTGCTTTCACCCGAGCGCTGAAGCGGGCATCCTTCGAGGAGATCATGAACGGGGCGCGGTGCTACCGCGATGACCCGGCCCGCAAGCCCGACTTCACGAAACACCCTGCGACCTGGCTGAACGCTGGGTGTTGGCAGGACTACGCCGACGACCCCGCGGGCCACGCCGAGGCGCTGCCACCTGGGGGCATCCGCCCCTTCCCGCCGGCCGAGGTCGGTCCGGACTTCTCCGTGGACGCCGACGCCCGCCGCGCCCAACGCGAGCGCCTGGCCGCGCTGAAGGCGGGGACGTGATGACCGACATCATGGCTGACGGACCGTTCCACGACAACGGCGATCTGATCGCCCACGTCGCCTCGCTCGGTTACATCGAGGGGCGCGTCCTCGATCTCACCTACGGGCGCGGGAAGTTCTGGACCGATTTCACGCCGGAGCGCCTGTGGACGAACGACATCGACGAAACGACCGACGCCTTTCTCAACCACGACTTCAGGGCGACCGGGTTCGAGACGGGCGCCTACGACACGGTCGTCTTCGACCCGCCCTATCGCCTGCGCGGGACACCCTCGCTCGGCGAGATGGACGACAGGTACGGGACGACCGACCCCGCGACGCGTCGCGACGTCATAGCGCTGCTCGTCGGGGGCGCCGCCGAGGCGTGCCGCCTCTCGAACAAGTGGGTCCTCGTTAAGTGCCAGGACCAGGTCGAGGGGGGCCAGGTCCGCTGGCAGACCGACGTCGTCACTGCCGTCGCCTGGGCAGCGAGCTTCGACAAGGTCGACTGGTTTATCCTGAACGGCGGTCGTCGGCAGCCTGCAGGACGGTCCCAACAGCACGCCCGCCGGGAGTTCTCGACGCTCCTCGTGTTCCGGCGGAAGCCGCGATGACCGTCGCCAGCCATCGGTTCAACAACGACCTCCGCTACCGCGACGCGGCCCACCCGAACAATACGCAGTTCACGCCTGCCTACGTGCTCGACGCCGTGCGAACGGTCCTCGGTGGCCGTATCGAGCTGGACCCGTGCACGACCGCCGACAACCCCGTGGGTGCGGAGCGGTTCTACTTCCCACCCGACATGGACGGGCTGGCCCTGCCGTGGGACGCCGCCACCATCTACGTCAACCCGCCCTACGGGAAGGCCCGCGAACCGTGGGTCGACCGCTGCATCGAAGCCATGACCGAGGGGAGCAAGGTGGTGCTGCTCATCCCGGCGCACACGGACACGAAGGTCTTTCAGAAGGCGTGGGCCAGTTCTGCTGGGGCTGTGTTTATCAAGGGCCGCGTGAAGTTCGGCACCCTTCGGCCGAACCGTCGCCAGGTCGCGGCGTCGCATCCCAGCGCGCTAATCGGCTGGAACGTCGAGCTTTGGCCAGCCGCGTACCTCGGATTTCAGGCGCACAATGAAGACTTCTAGGCCCCTCCGTCGCACCCGCCTGCGCCCGCGCTCCGACAAGGCCATCGCCCGCGACGAGGCGCGCCGCGCCTGCGTGGCCGCGGTCATCCGCCGCGACAAGGTGTGCCAGTTCCAGCAGGCGGTAGGTGCGTATCCCGGGTACATCCGCGAACTGGAACTCCCGCCGTCATGGCGCGGGTGCGTCGGGGCGCTCGACGCGCACGAGCCCAGGGAACGCTCCCACGGGGCCGACCCGACCGACCCTGACCAGGCAGTATGTCTGTGCCGCAAGCACCACGACTGGGTGCACGCGCACCCCGCGGTCAGCTACCGCCTGGGCCTGCTGGTCCGGGGCAACGCCGAGCCGTACCGGAGGCGGGGATGACACTGCGCCACGACTATTGGTTCTGCCAACTGACGTATTGGTGGCGGAAACACGCGCATGGCTCACCGGGGCTTTATTGCCCGTGCAGGTGTCACCGGAGGCGGGGATGACCTGGTTCATGGTCCAGGCGGCCGTTGACTGCATCCTTTTCGGCGGGGTGCTCTTACTGGCCTGGGCGGTTCAAGACCAAGGGAGGCGGGGCTGATGTTCGCCAGCCGCGACGACCTGCTCCGCTGGGCGCGCACCGAGTGCCCCAAGGCCGTCCTGGAGACGGACCCGAGGACCGGCGAAATCTGGGTCGGGACGGGACTGGAGGACACCGCCGACCCGGCAAATCCGCGCCCGAAGCACGATTCGCGGCAAAGCTCTAGCAGACCCCCAAGGCAAGGAGACGCGACATGACTACCTACCGTGGCAGGAGAAGCGAGGCAGCGAGAGGCACCGAGACGGAAGAAGGGCGAGATGGGTGAAGGCGGCACGCCGCAGGGCGGCGCACACCCGGGCCGCGGGCCTTGTCCTAGCGGCGAGCATGATGATTTTCTCCGCTACTTCCTCCCCGGCGATGATGCGGACTTCGCCGGTTGGGCGCTCGTCTGCTGTCACTGTGGCGGCGTCGCTGCGGCCCTCCCCAGTCGTGTGGTCGGAGGAGCCGACGTGGTTGGGGCCGCTCAGGCACTACTCGCTGAAGCCGACGCCGCTGACACCCGAGCAGCAATGGCTCGCCACCCGGGCGGCCAAATGCGTGAAGTGGGCCGAGAGCCGGGACGAGTACCGGATCGGGGGCGACGAGCCTCACGGTGGCGCGTGGCAGTTCTCGGTTTCCACCTGGCATGGGATCGGGGAAAGCGGGATGCCGAACGAGGCGAGTCCGGCCGAGCAGGACGCCGCGGCCTACAAGCTCTGGCTCCTGGCGGGCTGGGACCAGTGGGAGACGGCGGCGGGATGCGGGGTGTGAAATAGGTGGCGCCGGGCGCGGGAGTCGGCTACCGTTAGAAGCATCCTGGGGAGAGGAGCACGGGATGGGCGCAGAACCGCAGCATCGGCTACGGGTCCGGATGGAACTGGACGACGAGCACCCCTACATCGGCATCGTCTGTCCGTTCGACCCGGACGACCCGGCGCGGCCGTGCCTCATCATCGACTGCCCGGTCTGCGTAGAGTCGGCAGCTCGGGAGTGCCTCGTGGAGCACGGCGCCACGGCCCAGTCCGGCTGCAACTTCCGGGAGTGGCACCAGGAGGACGGAACGCGGATGAAGTTCCTAGTCGAACTGCCGATCACGTCCGTCGAGTGGACGGGAGAAGGCTACGACCTGATCGTGGAGGTGACATCGTGACCGCTGAACCCCTGAGCAACGAGGAGCTGGCCGGGCTGCGGCGAGCGTGTCGAAAGGGCGTGACTGCGCCTGACAATCGCTTGGCGGCGCTGACCTACCGAGAGGCCCGTGGGCTGCTCACCACCATCGACGCCAGGGACGCCGAGATCGCGTCGCTGCGCGACTCGTGCGCCGAGGCGATCAACGTGGCGGTGCCGTTGAAATGGGACCGTGACCACATGCTCCACGAGCTAAAGCGCATCGGCGAGATGGCTCAGGAAATCATCGACTTGCGACCGCCTCCGAGCCCAAGCACCGTCGCGTTGGCGAAGGCGGTTAGCAAGAGAGTCTCCGCTGGGCTTGCTTTACCGAACGTGTCGAACAACTGGGGGACCGAATGACGCGCGACGCGGCCCGCTGCCCCACCTGCGGCGCGAAGATCGTCCGCTACCGGCACACGATGAACCGCGGGCTGGTCGAGGGCCTGGTCGCGCTCGCCGAGGTGGGGGGCGAGGCGTCGCTGGCCGACCTCGGCCTCACGCGCAATCAGGTGGACAACTTCCAGAAGCTTCGCTACTGGGGGCTCGTCGAGAAGGTCCACCGCGACGACGGGACGCGGGTCGCGGGCGTCTGGCGGGTGACGCTGGCGGGGTATCGGTTCCTCGTGGGTGACTGCGTGCGTTCGCCGAGGCGACCCAGGGGGTGCTTCTCGATGCCTAAGCGCGTCCAGCTCTCGCGGCGGAAGGGCTACCGGAAGCCCGAGGGGGCGATCAACGTCGCCCGCCCGACGAAGTGGGGGAACCCGTTCCCGGTCGCGGCGGGTGGTCGCGAGTGGGCGGTCGCCTCCTACCGGCGGTGGCTGAGGAGCTGGGTGCTGGACGAGCAGATTCGTCGCGAGCTTGGCGGCCACGACCTCGCCTGCTGGTGCCCGCTCGACCAGCCCTGCCACGCTGACGTGTTGCTGGAGCTGGCGAATGCGTGACGACCTCGCCCGGGCCCAGGCCGACCTCGCCGCGTTCGAGGCGCTGGTCGCCCGCCGTCGCGAACTGACCGCCGAGTGGGTGGAGCTCGAAGGGCTGATCCGTCGCCCCGACGCCTGCCCCCACTGCGGGCGCGCGCTCACCGTGGACCCGTTCCCGGATGGGGCGGAGCGGGCAGCGGCGATGGCGGGGGAAGCGGCGCGGGTCTTCGCTAGGACCGCGAAGGAGGTGTCGTGACGCTCGCCGCGGTGGACACGCCCGTCGCCTCCTGCGTCGAGTACGGCGAGACGGGGCTGACGTTCCCGCGCGAGCTCACGTTCGACGAGTGGCAGGCGCTCGGCGCGACGCTCGGGCGCATGGCCGAGTCGGTCATGTTCTGGCTCGGAGACTGGTGGCTGTGGGGCGAGCACCACTACGGCGAGGCCGCGGCCCAGGCCGCCCCCACCGGCTACGCCACGGGGACGCTGCAGGAGGCGGCGCGCGTGGCCGACCGCATCCCATCGCCTAGGCGTCTAGGCAGTCTCTCGTGGTCGCACCACCAGGCGGTCGCGGCGCTCGACGAACCGGCCCAGGACGCGCTGCTCGGGCGCGCCGTCGCGGAGCACCTGTCGGTTCGCGACCTGCGGCACGAGGCGGCGCGCGCCAAGGCCCTCACCGCGCCGGAACCGTCGCCGGGCGACATCCTGGCCGCGGCCGGGCGGGAGCTGCGCGAGTGCACCGAGGCCATCGAGGCGGCATCCGCGCGGCGCGCTACAGCCTGGGCGCGCTGGGCCGCGGTGGGCGTGACGGTCGCGGACCTGGCGCGGATGAGCGGGGTCACCGCCTACGAGGTACGGTCGGTGCTGGGAGAGAGGGGGCAGGGATGAGCGCATCGGGTCTGGACTACGTGCCTAATAACCCAGTGAACAGGGAACTTGTCCAGGTTGCCGCGGTCGCCGTTGCGACACTGGAAGCTCGCGGCTGCGGGCTGGGTAACGTTTTCGCTGCGATTCAGGACGAGCGGCAGCGCCAGGATGAGAAGTGGGGGGCTGGCCGTCACTTGCCGATGACGACGTGGCTCACCATTTTGACCGAGGAGGTCGGAGAGACTGCCGAGGCAATTCTGAAATCGGGCGAGTTCGACCAGTGACCCCTGACCTGCTCATCCAGGCCGCCCGCGAGCTTGGCCCCGTTCAGGCCCGCATCGACGCGGGGGACGCCCAGGCCGCCGCGGCCCGCGACGAGCGCGCGGCCATCTGGCGCAAGTACCTGCGCCTGGGCGTGCAGATGACGCGCCTGGCGGAATTGTCGGGCCTCGACCGCACGGCCGTCCGCGACGCCCTGACGATAAGGAGGGGACGATGAGTGAAAGCACGTTGGCAAAGCGACTGCATTTTCATGACCAGCAGTGGGGCTGGTGGCGGTCACGGGCACGTTGTTGCTGTGGTTGGCGAGGGCCTTGGCGCTATTCGCTGCGCGTTCCTGCTCCTTATTGGCAGGCAATTGAGGATGACTGGCAAGCCCATTTTGATGAGCAGCCAGAGGAGATTCGTCGTGAGGCCCGCCGTTACATGGTCGATATCCCTGCGACAAGGAGGACGCCATGACTGTCGTGTACCTGATGGTGGGGCTCATCGTCGTGGCCGTCGTGGGGATGACCGTGCTGGCGCTCCGCGACTTGCCGCGGAAGGCGCACCGATGAGGACGCGGGCCAGACACCGAGGCAAGAGGATGGGCGACGGCGCTGCCGGTGGTTGGGCGCCCCCCTACCGTGTCGCCCGTCGCGCCCGCGTACTCCATCGCCGCGACGCAATCGACGCGCGCCTCCGGCGCCTGGCCGCGGTGGAGAGACAGCGCGGGCGTAGACTGCGGGCGCTGGCGCGGATGGTCGAAAAGCCTAGACGTCTAGGCAATGTGGAGGCACCATGCCGCTGACAGTCGAGGAGTTCGAGCGTGCCTACGCTGAACGGTCTGGCACGACTGTCGCCAAGCTTCATGCCTGGGGCCGGTACGGCGAGCCTTGTGACTGCGGCGATGACCTCTGCGAGGGCTTCCAGATGACGCACGCCTGGGAGGACGCCATTATCGAGGACGTGCTGAGAACGGGCGCGATGCTGCTAGCGCGGGCCGACGAGCTTGCCGCTGGGCTGAGTGAGGCCCTGCCAGAGGGGTTAGAAGTGCGATGGCTGACTTGACCGACGACCAGCTGGACGACCTGGAGCGCATCGCCCGCGCCGGTTCCCCCGGACCGTTCCAGGCCGCGTTCAGCTACCGCGACCCGGGGAACGTCCTGGCACTCCTGGCCGACGTCCGCCGAGCGCGCTACCTGCTCGCTCGCGCCGAGGTGCGCCTGCGCAACAACAAGACGAGCTGGTCGCAGGCTGACGAGATTCGAGCGTTCCTAAACGGGGCCGAGGAGGGCTAATGGTCGGACCGACGGATGAGCAGCTGGACGAGATTGAGGCGCGCCTGGACGCGGCAACGCCGGGGCCGTGGACGTTACGTGTAATCGACGGCTCTAACGTGGTCACGGCTGGCGAGTATCCGATGCGTTCTATCATCGGCCCGAATCGTGCCGACCTCGGCTTTATCGCCAATGCACCATCTGACCTGCGCTTACTCCTGGCGGCGGTTCGGAGGGGACGCCGCATTGAGGCCGAGCGCGATAGGGCGGTTGAACTGCTCATTCACGTGCTGGAGGCTGAGGTGCAGCAGAGATGGTCGGCTAACGTCAGCCTGCACGGGGAGATTCAGAATTACCTACTGGAGCTGCGCGCCGCCCTCGACGGTGCCTGATCGTGGCTGACGAACCGGCAAAAGGCGACCCGGCCGTTGTGGTCGGCGTCGATGAACGCTACGGCGTCATCTTCGCGGACCCGTCGACCTGGCCCGAGACGGACGACCCCGAGGACATTCGGCGTGCGCTGGCATCGGGTGGCATCGCGCCGACCCTGCGGACCCGGCCATCGCTGCCGACGGACTACAGCGAGCTGACCCCGTGACAGACCCCCAGCCCTCGCGACCCGACGACAGCCGCTGGTGCCTCGCCAAGACCAAGGGCGGCCCCGGCTACTGCCACCGCCCGGCAGGCTGGGGCACGCCGCACCCTGGCATCGGGCGCTGCAAGCTGCACGGCGGGTCCAGCCCGAACGCCATCCGCGGCGCGGAGAAAGTCCTGGCCCAGCAGCGTGTCGCCAAGGCTGTCGAGGTCGCCAACGCCTTCGGAATCGGCATCACCCCCGGCCACGTCGACCCGTTCGAGGAAATCCTGATCTCCCTGTGGCGGCGCAAGGTGGCCCTGCGCTACATCGAGGGCGAGGTGGGCAAGCTGCGCGCCGAGGAGGTCGTCTGGGTGAAGGCCGAGCAGGACGAGTCGCAGGCCAAGGTCACTGAGGAGGGGACGGGGACCGGCGCCAAGGGTGGCGACACGTCGATGGAGCGGACCACGAACGAGGCGCGCATCAGACGCCGCGCCGAGGTGAACGCCTGGGTGCGGCTGTGGCAGGAGGTCCAGCGCGACCACGACCGGCTGGCCGTCGAGGCCGTCCGGCTAGGCTTGGCTGAGCGCGAGGTGCGCGTGACGGAGCTCCTGGGCGGCCAGATGTACGACGTGCTCCAGGCCATCTTCGCCGACCCGGCACTCGCCATGACCCCCGACCAGCTCGAACGCGTACCCGAGGTCGCCAGCCGCCACCTGGAGCTGGTGCCGGCGTGACCGTGGACGCGGAACCGCTCGTCGACTTCCCTCGGCGCCTGCCCGCCTACCCCAAGGCACCAGGGCGGCCCCGCGTCGGCATCGTGCACGTGACCAGCGTGTACGCGGACGGGGGCGCGGTGGAGTGGTCCTGCTCCTGCGGGGACGGGGGCGAGGAGGCGACGCGGGGGGAGGCCATGCGCGCCGCGGCGAGGCACCGGGCGCTGGCGTAGTATCCCCGCGCAGTATCGCGTGGTAGTATCACGGACATGGCACGCGCGAAGAGCACGAACGTCCTCGTCCGGTTCCCCCCCGAGACGCACGAGGCAGTGAAGGCGGCGGCGGCCCGGCTCAGGTTGTCGTTCAACACTTATGTCGTCCTCGTGACCGGTGGCGACGCGTCGAGAACGCTTGCTGAGCCGGAGCACCCAGTTGGGGTCGTCGCGGGGGACGCGGGTGCCGTGGCCATTGAGCATGTCGCCGAGCAGCGCCGTGCCGTGCTGGGCCAAACGCAGCACGAGCCAGTTCGGCGGGGTCGCTCCTCCAAGAAGGACGCCTACCTCAGAGGGAGGAAGACGTGAGTGAGCAAAGGCCAGAACGCCCGCGCGATCACCTCGACGATGTGTTCGACCGTTACGCGGAAGTCATGCAGTGCGAATACTGCGGTAAGGTCGCGCCGTGCCGCCCCGACCCCTACGGCCAGCGGCCCGCGTGCAAGACGGACTGGGACGGCATCGTCGGCGGGTTCGACGAATAGTCTAGACGTCTAGGCAATCGCGACCGTCCGTGACTCGCGCCTCCCCGCGTCCTAGCCTTGTCCCCGTGGCCGGGCGTAGGGTGACGCGGTGACCCTCGTCGACGACCGCCAGGTGTTCCTAGCCGCGGCGCGCGCCTTTCGCCCGCGTACGGCCGAGCAGGTCCCCTACTGGTCGGACCCGGTGGGCTGGGCGCGGGACTGCATCCGCTGGCCGCGGGGGCAGGGGCTCCGCGAGTCGCAGGCGCGGTTCATGGCCAACCTCATCGAGCACAAGCGCGAGGCGGTCCGCGGCCCGCACGGCCTTGGCAAGACGACCGCCGCCTCGCTGCTGGTGCTGTGGTTCGCCCTAACTAGAGAGGCCGCGGGCGTCAACTGGAAGATCGGCACGACCGCCTCGGCGTGGCAGCAGCTCACGCACTATCTCTGGCCTGAGATTCACGAATGGGCCGAGCTGGTCGACTGGGCCAAGGTCGGCCGTAAGCCGTTCAACGACCGGCGCGAGCTGCTGAAGTGGGAACTCAACCTGCGTCATGGTCGGGCCTGGGCGATGGCGTCGGACCGGCCCGCGGCGATGGAGGGAGCGCACGCCGACCACCTGCTCATCATCTTTGACGAGGCGAAGGAAATCCCGAGCGCGACGTGGGACGCCATCGAGGGCGCCTTCTCGACTGCTGGCGAGGGTGGCACCGAGGCGTTCGCCCTGGCCATCTCGACACCCGCCGAGCCATTGGGACGGTTCTACGAAATCCACGCCCGAGCGTTCGGGACCGAGGACTGGCACACGACGCACGTCCGGCTGAAGGACGCGATCAACGACGGGAGTGTCACCGACGAGTGGGTAGAGCAGCACAAACGCCTCTGGGGCGAGAAGTCCGCCATCTACCAGAACCGGGTGCTGGGCGAGTTCGCCTCGTCCGCGACCGATGGCGTCATCCCGCTCACCTGGCTGACGGCGGCCAACGACCGCTGGCGCGCCATGTTCGGCGACGAGCACGACCCGGGCAAGGAGCGCGACCCGACCGATGGGACGTGGCGCATCCTCGCCGACGACGCCCCGGTCGACCGGCTAGGCGTGGACATCGCCGAGGGCGGAGGCGACAACTCGACCATCGCTTTCCGGGTCGGCAACGTCATTACCGAGATCAAGCGCTACCCGTTCGTCGATAACCCGGTCGACCTGGCCACGATCGTCATGGAGGAACAGAAGGCCCACCAGCTGCCCGAACCGACCGCGACCGGCCAGCGCTATCCGAAGGCCATCGTCGACTCCCAGCCGTCTGGCGTGTTCCATTTCATGCGGAAGGCCCACCGTCCGGTCGAGGGGTTCGTCGCTGCTGAGGGCACGAAGATGAAGGACCTGTCCGGCGAGTTCGGCTTCCTGAACAAGCGGGCGCTGGCCTGGTGGAACCTTCGCGAGATGTTGGACCCGTCTTGGACGGGCGAGCCCGTCGCCTTGCCGCCCGACGACAAGCTGACCGGCGACCTGCTGGCGCCGCGCTACCGTGAAATCACAGGCGGCCGGATTCAGGTCGAGATGAAGAAGGAAATCCGGAAACGGATCGGGCGTTCGACCGACGACGGCGACGCCGTGGTCATGGTCATGCTGGACCGGAACGCCGGATCGGGGTTCGCGTCGTACATGCTCGCGGAGGTTCGTAAGCGCGACGAGGAGGTGGGGCAGATGGCCGACGAGGGCAGGCCCTTGTCCAAGGGCGAGCTGGCAATCGACCGGGAGCGGGCGCGGCTCGCGCGGTTAGCCGCGCGCCCGACGCGCGTCCCGCGCCACGACCACCTCTACGTGCGCCAGCCGGACGGGGCGATACGGTGCAACGTGTGCCAGCAAGTGCCGCCGTGGCAGCCGCCGGACAAAGCCTAGACGTCTAGGGTGTTCAGACAGGAGGCAGGGGTGCTCCACCTTGCACCGTTGAAAGAGGACGACGAGCCGCTGTGTGGGGCGATTGCTCCCGATACGCCCGAGGTTATCTTCTGCCAACGCGCCGAAGGTCACGACGGGTGGCACACGGCCGCGGTGCGCCCAGCCAAGGCAGACGGCACCGAGCCGATGCTGGTCGATGAGGACGACGAGGTCGTGCCGCTGACTGTTTATGAAACGTGGCCCCAGTGATGAGACAGCTCCGCGCTCGGTGGATCGACTTCCGCAACGGCATCGACAGCGGCTACCCGTTGTGCTGTGTGCTGCGCTTCGCGTTGTGCCGCTACGCGAACCAGGGCGCGCGCCGGGGTGGCGAGCATGAGTGGGTGGCCTGTGGCATCTTCCACCGCAAGACACACGACTGGGATTGGGACGGCTACCTCGGCCCCGGCTGGCGCGCCGAGCGCTACGACCCGAGCAAGGCCCGTCGTCTCTGGCGCACCTGACAATCACCGCTGCGCTCCAGCCGCGGTCCTACACTGAGGGGCAGCTAGTCACCGAAGGAGGCGCGTTGCCCGGATTCTCGACTCGCTTTCAGAGTGGCTTCGTGCAGCTGGTCGGCCTCGGCGTCGCCGATGCCGCGACCTGGCGCTTCGCCGGGCCGAACGCCGGGCTGCTCGTCGCCGCGGCCGTGCTCGTGCTCATCGGCTTCGCGATGGACGGGGGTGAGATAGACGCGGTCGGGGCCGTGGGGAAGCTGCTCGCGCGGCTGGGCGGGCTGTTGAGCCGCCACGAGGCGTCTGAGTGAGCCTCGTCCGCGACGCCGTCAGGGGCACCCGCTACCGCCCATCGGCCGGTGAGAAGGTCGTCCAGGCCAAAGCCGTGAAGGACGCGGCGCGCACCGCGGCCTCGGCCATCGTGGCGACGCACACGGCCGACGACATCGCCTCAGGCCGGGTCAACCTCGCCGCCGTCGCCGCCGCGGCCTCGGGCGCCTACGCGCCGCGCACGACGCTCACACCCGCGGACATCGAACTGGCGCTCATCGAGCAGGGCATCTCCTTCCAGCCCCCGCTCGGCCCGGGGACGCCCATCCGGCCGTTCCACGGCTACAACGAGCCCCCGCGGCTGGCTGATTACATCCCCGGCTCGAACATCGCCGTCGAGACGAGGTCCGGGCGCATCCCGTTCCGCACGCTGACGCAGATCGTCGAGGGCTACGACATGGCCCAAATCTGCATCAGCCACATCATCGCCGACCTGTGCTCGATGCCGCTCTTGTTCCGTGCTATCGACGGCTACGAGGGCGACGTGTCGAAGGAAATCGCCCAGGCCAAGCAGTTCTGGAAGAAGCCGGACGGGAAGCACCCCTGGCGCGTCTTCCTAACCAAGCTGCTCTACCAGCAGCTCGCCTATGACTGCGGGATGCTCTATAAGGTCCGCGACAAGGGCGGGAAGCTGAAGGCGGTCCAGGTGCCGGACGGCCGGATGTGGGCACCGATCATCGACTACTGGGGCGAGCGCCCCGACGCACCCGCGCCGGCCTTCGCCCAGTTCGTCGAGGGCCTGCCGTGGGGCTGGACCGACGAGACGCTGGTCATCTACGAGCCGTACACGTCGCGCCCCGACGACCCTCGCTATGGCCTGGCGCCCATCGAGTGCATCCTGCTTAACGCCAATACCGACGTGCGGTTCCAGTGGCACTTCCTCAACATGTTCACGGGCGGCCAGGTGCCGGAGGGATTCGCCGAGGCACCGCCCGAGCAGTCCGACCCCGACCAGCTCAGCCTGTGGCAGGAGCTATGGGATGACTGGATGTACGGCGACCAGTCGAAGCGCTGGGGCGTTCGCTGGCTACCATTTGGGGCCAAGTTCACGAGCTACAAGCCGACGACGTTCGATGCCAAGTTCCCCGAGCACCTGATGCGGAAGACGGTGGCAGCGTTCCACCGGACGCCGCAGGACCTCGGTATCCTTGATGACGTCAACCGCGCGACCTCGGAGACGCAGGTAGACGAGCAGTTCCGCATCTCGACACGGCCCCGGACCGGGTTCATCGAGGACGTCTTCCTCGACCCGATCACCCAGGACGAGCTGGGCCTGCCGATCCACTGCTATTTCGACCTCGGCCAGGAAAAAGAGGACCGGGTCATGGTCATGCAGGAGCAGGTCGGCTACATCAAGGCGGGCGTCATCTCCCCCGACGACGTGCGCGAGCGCATCTTGGGCCTGTCGGTCGACCCGGAGAACCGCATCCCCCGCTTCTACGACGCGGGCGGGCGGCTGGGCGCGACGCCGCTCGGTTACATCGAGGCCGTCTCCAAGTGGTTCAGCGACTGGGATCCGACGACGGGCGCGCCCATCCTCGCCCAGGTGGAGCCGCGCGAGTTCATCGTCCCCGGCGAGCTCGCCGCCGCGCCCGCCGCGACTGGGGGTGCCACGCCTGCGCTCGGTCTGCCACCTGGTCAACCGCCCGGACAATCTGGTGGACAAAATCCGCCTCGAAATCCCCTGAAACCGCCTCCGACCAGCCCCGCGGCCACGCCTGCGCCGGGCCAGGAACCGGCCCACGACGAGACCAACGTCGCGCCCCCGGCAGGCTTCACCGCGCCGCCCAAGACCGCGCCCGCGGCCAAGTCGGTCGTCGACGTCGGCGGGCTGGTCGTGAAGGCGATGGACACTGGCCGCGTGCTCATGATTCAGCGCGCCTTCACGCCCGACGACCCCGCGGCCGGCACGTTCGAGTTCCCGGGTGGTCACATGGAGGGCGACGAGACGCCGCTGCAGGCCGCGGTCCGGGAGTGGCAGGAGGAGGTCGGCGAGCCGCTGCCCGACGGCTACTTCGACGGCTCGTGGACCAGCCCGAACGGCATCTACCGCGGGTTCGTCTACGTCATCGCCTCGGAAGCCATGCTGCACCTCAACCCGGACCCGGAGAACCGCGGCGTGCTCAACCCGGACGACCCGGACCAGGACAACATCGAGGTGGTCTGCTGGCTGGAGCCCGCGGACATCCCGGCGATGCCGAACCTGCGCGAGGAGTGCCACACCTGCGACTGGGTGGTCATCTCCCAGGCCGGGACGGTTGCCAAGTGCGAGACCGAGGGCATCACCGCGGAGACGGGCCTCACGGGCGTCGACCTCACCGGTTTCGACGACGAGGACGATGACGACGCGGAGGAGCAGCTGCAGAAGGTGCTCGGCCAGTGGCAGTCGAACGCGCTCCTGGCGGTGCGCCGCGGGCGTAAGCCGCGCTACTTCCACGACGAGGTGATCCCGGTCGAGGTCGGCCACCGCATCTACAAGGCGCTCGCCAAGGCGAAGACCAAGGAGCAGGTGCGCGCGGTCTTCAAGGCGGCCAAAGCCGACCCAAAAGGTTCACGGTGGCCGGGCTCGGGCCTCCGCCACCGAATCCCCCAGGCGTACGCGCCGAAGATCGCCGAGGCGCTGCGGGCGGGGACGAAGGGGATCGACGCCGCGGTGGCCTCTATGGTGACGAGGGCTACCAAGGCTTCACCCCCTACACCCCCGACGAGCGGGCCCAGCGAGGCGCGGGCCGCGGTCGAGGCGAACGTCTCGATTGACGCCGACCGCACGGGCGCGGTCTTCGCCCAGATGTACGCCGACGCCTACGGGGGCGGGGTCAAGGCCGCACGCGCCGCGCTGGGCGTGGACGCGCGCGCCCCGTCGTGGCTCTCCGGCGACATGCTGACGACCGTCTCGCGTGACTGGGAGGCGTGGACGCCGGGCTGGTCCGACGCGGCGCTGCAGGACGCCGGGGGCGGGCTGGCGACGCTCCTCGACGCGCGGGGCATCACCATCCAGGGCATCACCTCATCGGCGATGGACCGCATCGGCACCGCGCTCGCCGACGGCATCGCCGCGGGCGACGCGCCCGCCACCATCGCCCAGGCCATGTCGGACGTCATCGCCGACCCGCAGCGGGCGTTCACCATCGCGGATACTGAGTGCGCCCGGTCATTTACAGCGGCGAGCATCGACACCTACACCGAGAATGGCGTGGCCGAGGTGGACCTGCTCACGTTCGACCCCTGCGAGGAGTGCGAGGAGATCGAGGACTCGAACCCCTACCCGATTGACGACGCGCCTGACGTGCCGATCCATCCCAACTGCCGCTGCGCGCTTGCCCCGGCGAACATCCCCGGCGCGCCATCGACCGAGGAGGGCGGCGAATGAGCCGCGCCTCGCGTCGCACGCCCCCCGTCGAGCACCGCGGGCGCGTCACCGTCCGCGCCATCCCGCAGGCGTCGGGCGCGCCGTCGGCCACGGCCGCGATGCGCGCCAAGGCGGAGCAGGCACGCAGGCGCGGTATCCGCGACTTGCTGGCGCGGTCGCGTAACCTGGCGGAGACAGGAAGGGGTGAGGCGGATGCCTGACGAGGAACGGGCGGCGCTGCTCGCCCAGCTACGCGACGCGAACGACGAGCGGGCGCGGACGATGCGCGCCGAGACGGGCAAGGCCCTGGCGGGCATGTCGAACGTCTACATCGTGGCGCTCTTGGAGCAGCTGCTGGGCGGTCCGGGCTCACTAGCCCACGTCGAGGCGTGCGTCCTCTACGAGGAACGCCGCGCCGAGGCGCTGGACCAGATCGAGCCCCAGGCGCGCCAGATGCACGACGCCGAGGTCGAAGCGGCGAAGGAGATGGCAAGGAACCGGGCGGGCCCGCGGCTCGTCGTACCAGGGAGGAACTGACCGTGGCCATCCAATTCACGGACATCACCAGCTTGCAGGTACTACTGGCGCCAGAGCAGGGGGCCGAGATTCACGCCACGGTGCTGACTGAGCTCGCCCTGATCAAAGCGGACGGGGCCTCGCTCTACTCGTCGCAGTACTCGTTCACCTGCGAGGACATCGCCCAGGCGATGAACGCGTGCTGGCTCGCCAACCCCAAGGGCGTCGGTATCTTCGACGCGTCGTGCTACCACGATGACAGGCTTGACAAAACCTGCGTCGGCATCGCGACCGCGGGCATCGCCGCGGCGCGGTGGGCCGTCGGGTCGATGCCGGGCAACGAGATCGTCCACGACAAGCTCTACTGCTCGCCTGAGCTGGGCCTCGTCTTCACCGGCTCTTATAACTTGTCCAGCTCGGCGTCGAAAGAGGCGAATAACGCCTTGTTCATCACGTCGAAGTCGATGGCCGCCTTCTTCGCCGCGGAGATCGAGAAGAACCTGGTCATCGTCCGCGCCAACCCAGGACTGTCGGTCGCGACACCCGAGAAGCCGAGCTACTAGATGGCCAAGAAGAAGCGCGTCACGGTGGAGTGGACGGACAGCACTGGTCCGCCTGGTGGCAGAACTACGGTCTGGACTGACCTTGCCAATTACGACTCGGCTCCCAGCAAGATCGTGACGAGCGGCTACATCGTCAAAGAGAAGCACGGCTACATCGTGGTCGCGTCTTCAATTTCGAGCACTGGACACGTCGCGGGCCTTATGACCATCCCCAAGAGCGCGATCACGAAACTGCGGAAACGCTGATGGCCTCCGCCAAGCGCATCGACCCCGAGGACACGGTTGACAACGTCATCTTCGGCATCGTCAAGCTGCAGAAGGAGGGCTGGGCGCTAGTGAGCCTGTCACTCGACTTTGCCTACCAGGAGCCCCAGCCCGCCGGCCAGAAGCCGAAGAAGCACAAGCTGCCCGTCGAGGCCACGATGGTCGTCCGGCTCCGGCCCGCCTGATGCCGCGCCGCAGCGGGTCGTCGCGTTGGAGGCGCCTGTCGTGGTGGCCGCCCAGACGCCGCGGCTCTGGCGCGCACGGGCACCAGCAGTGGCAGCTCTCGCGCCGCAAGCCACGGGAGAACCGCGTGCCGGTCGTGCGGAAGGCGGTGGAGCGGTAATGCCCGTCGCCTGCTTCGACCTCGACGGCACGCTGGACAGCTACGTCCCGACGTTCGTCCCGCTGCTCGGCGCGATGAAGAAGGCCGGGAACTGGCACATCGTCGTGCTCACTGGCGACGAGCAGGACACCGTCACCGCGGAGAACATCGCCCAGAAGCAGGAGTACCTGGCCGAGCTGGGCTACGGCGCGTTATACGACGAGGTGACCATCGTCGCCAAGCCGACAGCATCGAACAAGGCGCTCTACATCGCGGACAACCACGTCGTGCTGTTCGTGGACAACAGAGCCAAGAACCTGAAGGCCGCGCTGGACGCCGCGCCGGGGTGCCTGTGCCTGTTGCCGTGGGCGACGCGGGAGTGAAATGCCTAGACGTCTAGGATTTTGGCGGTGCCAGATAGCGATTCCCGAACTCGTGCGCCTCAGCTGGCAGGGTGGTGTTGAACGCGCCGTTGTTGTTCTCGTCCTCCACCCACGCCCATTCCTGCGGGCGGTAGGAGTGATGGGGTGGCTTGCTCATGTCGCCATAGACGTACAGCGTCCCATCTGGGTCGACCGCAAAGCTGGAGTCGCCGTGACGTGCGAAAAAGCCGTGGTCAGGGACGAACTCGTAGCCAAGCGGGTCTTCCGGCGTTGCCGCGGGGTCCAGAACTCGGACGCTGATCTCGCTGCCGACGTGACCATGCAGGATTTTCATGGTGTTCCCTCCGTTGGTTTACCTTCCGACGCGCGCCACCCTACACCTGCGCTGTATCAGTGTGGTCCGGTGTCTGACTCCCGCGTGAATCCCACGCGTGACGTTCGATGGTGCGTAGACTCGCCCCAAGCGAGCGATGAGGTGAAGGTGGTGACCCGGCAAGGAGCGCGAGCGTGAGCGACGGGCGCGCGGAGCGCGCGCACCAGGTCGCCCAGCCGTTCCTTACCTCGCTGGACCGGCACCGCCGCCGCGAAGTCCTCGACAGTGCCCGGCAACTGCTCCGCGAGCACGGCCCGGAAGGGCTGCTCAGCGACCCTGGGGCTGTGCCCAAGATGACCCGCGCCCAGGTCCGCCAGATGTACCGGGCGATGGGCTGGCGGGGGAGCAAGGCGCACCGGCACAACCTCGACCGCCAACGCAAGCGCGTGGCGCAGGCCCTCGCCCTCGACCAGGCGCTCACCGCGGCCGACGCCGAGGCGCGCATGGGGCCAATCGAGCACGCGCGCTATCGCATCAGGGAGGCCGTCTCGTGAGCGGCCGCGCTGTAGTCATCGAGAGCCCGAGCGACGAGGTGCTGGCGAAGCTGCTCGAATCACCTGCCGCGTCCCCGCCGACGTTGCCACCGCACATTGAGGCGTCCCAGCCTGGCACGGTCATAAAAGCGCAGGCTGCCGACCGATTTCTCCTGGTCGTTGCGTACCCAGCGATGAAGGCCGACGTGGGGGTGGCCAAGGACGGGTTCCGCGATTTCGCCCGTGCTGATGCCGTCGAGAAGGCGTGCTGGGCCTTCGCCCGTCACGGCCTGCAGCTCGGGCTGTGGCATGAGAAGGGCCACGAGGATTGCGGCGAGGTGGTCGAGAACTGCATCTACCGCGGCCCGGACTTTACGGAGAACGGCCAGTCGATTTGTAAGGGCGACTGGCTGGTCGGCTCCATTCTCTCCCCTTACGCCTGGGAGATGTTCGAGAAGGGCCTGATCGGAGGGGCCAGCATCGAGGGGCCGTGTCGCCGGAACCTCACCCCGCCGCCCGAAGTGCTCGCGTCGCTGAGGAGCTGAGATGACCACGGAAATCTCCGAACTCGAAGACCTGGACGTGCACACGCTCCACTTTGTCAAGGCTGGGGCCAACGGCTTCCGCGAACTGCTCGCCAAGGCCGAGGGTGACACCCCGTGCCCGACGTGCGGAGGGAAGAAGACGATTCTCCAGGGCAACCGGAAGTGCCCGGACTGCGCCGGGACCGGGAACGCGACGACCGTTGAGAAGGCGCTGGCCTGCGAGTGCGACGCCTGCCTGGTGCTCTCGACGCTCCAGAAGGCGCTCGTCGCGGGCGACGACGGCGAGATCGCCAAGGCCGAGCTGTCGAGCGCCAAGATCAACGACCTGCCGGACAGCGCATTCGCGTACATCGAGGGCGGCGGCAAGAAGGACGACGAGGGCAAGACCACCCCGCGCTCGCTGCGCCACTTCCCCGTCCACGACGAGGCGCACGCCCGCAACGCGCTCGCCCGCGCGCCCCAGTCGCCGTTCGGCCCCAAGGCGATGCCGAAGATTCGCGCCGCCTGCCACAAGTTCGGCATCGAGATTTCCGACGAGGCCGACAAGGGCCTCACCATCAAGGACGGGGGCGCCATCGTCTCGGCGCTCAACCAGGCGGGCAGCTCGGGGCCGTACCCTGGCTCGCCTGAGTGGGAGGCGCAGGACGCGCAGATTCTCATCGACGCCGGCACGTCCCTCGCGGACGCCGGTCGCAAGCTGCAGCAGGTTCTCGACAGGGAACAGACAGAGGTCGCGGTCGGAGGCAAGCCCCACGACGTGGAGGATGTCTTCGACCTCGAAGACGCGCTCAGCGCGTTGGACGCAGTGCTCGGCATCACAGCACGGATGGCTTTCACGGAGCAAGCCGAAGGCCAGGCCGCGGGCGTGTCGAAGGCTGGACGGAGGTTGTCGGGCGTGTCGGTCGACAAGGTCGTCGCGGCACGGACAGCGGCCGACCAGTTGCGTACTCACCTAACCGACTTGCTCGGTCCGGACGATCCGGCCGCGGCGGGCGGTAAGACCGCCACGAAAGGGGCGTTCGACATGGAAATGACCCAAGAGCAGTTCGACGCGGCTGTGACCGCCAAGGCCGGAGAGGTCGCCGCCAAGGCGATTGCCGACCACGAGGCGGAGAAGGCCAAGGTCGAAGCGGATGCCGTGAAGGCGGCAGCCGACGAGAAGGCCGCGAAGAAGGCGGCCAAGAAGGCGAAGCAAGAGAAGCGGGCAACCAAGGTCGCGGCGGCAGCCAAGGCCGAGGCGGACCGCAGGGCGACGATGAGCGACACCGAGCGGGTGGCGGACGACGCGGCGAAGGCCGAGGCCGACAAGGCCAAGGCGGACGCGGCGATGCTCCGTACCCTCGCCAAGCTCGTCGCCAAGAAGGGTGACGCCGACGCGCTCATCCGGGCGGCCAAGGCCGTCCAGAGGGGCGAAGCTCCCGACGAGACGCGGAAGGAAATCGCAGAGCTCCGCGCGACGGTCGAGAAGGTTGCCGGCGAGGTCCCCCACTCCGGGAGGTTCCCACTCAGCCCCGGAGCAGGCACGGACGCAGCCGCGGCAGCGTTGAAGGCGTTGGCGGGGTTCACCCGCGGTGACGGCATCGGCGGGGAGACCCAGGAAGCCGTCGCCAAGAGCTTCGACGACCGCATCGAAGCGGCCGTGAAGGCTGGCAACGACATGGAGGCCGACTGGCTCCGTGCCGAGAAGGCCCGCATCATCATGACCAGGGCCGAGATCGGCCGCGGTTTCCCGACGGACGGCGGACCCGAGAAGGTCCCGTCCCCGGCGGTGCCGCGGTAGCAACACCCACAGAAGGCGCGCGCGATCCCGCGCGTGCCCGGACATCGACGTAAGGAGCACAACCCAAGATGAGTGCTGGAGCCGATCTCCTCGGCGTGACCGAGGAGACCTTCAACGCGATCAAGGGGACCCTCACCACCGGCCTCACGGCCTCGACCGGCCTGCAAGGTGTGAACCTGCAGGACTACGTGTCGTTGGTCCCGTGCAAGACGCCGACCAGGGACTCCCTGCCGCGTGTAGCGGCACCGCAAGGTGCCCAGTACGCCTACTGGCGCACGTTCCTCAACGTGAACGCCCTCCAGGCGGACGGTGCCGAGCCCACCGACTTCGGCGGTTCGGCAACCGAGATGGACCTGCAGAACGTCTTCGCGCCCTTTGGTCTCATCGCCAAGCACGGCATCGTGACCGAGGACGCCATCGCCCTGGCCGGCGGCTACGCCGACGCCCTGGCGGTGCAGACCCTGGAGACGATGAAGCAGGAGTTCATCACCGAGAACATCAACGTCCTGCACTCGCAAGCGTACGCCGTCCCAACCCTTGGAACCATCTCGCTCTCGGTGAGCGCGACGAATGGCTACATCGGCTCGGGCGCGACCGCCTACGTGTGGGTCGCGGCCCGCAGCGGGAAGAACTACTTCTACGGCGGGTCGGGACCGGCCAGCGCGTCGTCCCACACCTCTGTCGGGACCACGTCGACGACGAACTCCGTCTCGGCGTTCATCCCGGCGGTGCGGACGGCGGTGGCCTGGGACTGGTTCGTGGGTTCGTCCTCGTCCAACGGGGTCTACTACACGACCACGACCGTGAACTCGGTGACCATCACGACCATCCCCACGACCCCGCAGGCGGTTCCGAGCCTGGCGCTGATCTCCAGCGTCCAGCCGACGACCCCGCCGACGGCGGACACGTCCTACCAGTCCTACTGGATCAACGGCTACGTGGCCTCGATCCTCGGCGACTGGTCGACGGGTGCGTTCGGTTCGTCCTACGTGACGCCCGGACAGGGCACCGCGCAGGGGTCCATCTTCACCTCGCTCGACGGCGGGCAGTTCCACGTCGAAGGCGCGGCGATCCTGGAGCTCGACGAGCTGGACCTGGCGATCTACAACAACTACCCGGGGGTCTCCCCGGCGCGGTTCATCGTCGGCACCCAGATCGTGAACGACCTGGCCAACGCGGCCCTGTCGTCCCCCCAGGCGATCCTGTTCTACCAGGGCGCCCTGGAGGACCGGCAGCGGCTGGTCATGGGCGGCACGGTGGCGAACTACCTGAACAAGACCGACGGGCAGACGCAGATCGAAATCTTCGTCGACCCGTACATGGTGCCGGGCGAGCTCATCGCCGAGGTGCGTGCGGTCCCGTTCATGGGTTCCAACGTGAAGACGGCAAGCCGAGTCGAGACGCTGCGTGACTACCAGCGCTTCGACTACTTCCCGAACTACGTCGCCAACTCCTCGGCCGGCGGCCCGCGTCACGAGTTCGACGTGCGCTGCTTCGAGGCGTTCGAGACGGTGGTCGGGCCGACGATGGCGGTCCTCGCCAACATCGCCCCCGGGCTCGCCTCTTAACGACAACGGAAGGGGACCGGCGGGTGCTCCTGTCCACCCGCCGGTCTCCGCTGGCAGGGACAGGAACGAGACAGGGAGGCAGGAATGTTCATCAAGCACTTCGCCAAGAAGACTTGGCGTGAAAAGAGCCCGGTCAACCCCGGCCACAGCGTCACGACCTACCAGTGGACCGGGAGCGGCACGACCAAGATCGTCCACGGTGAGCGCGAGTACGAGGCCGACGACAACGGCTGGATCGACGCACCGCCCGACGTGGTCGAGACGTACCTGCGGATGCACGTCACGGTCGGCCGCGGCGACCAGTCCACATGGATGACGCAGCCCGACGCCCAGGCCCAGGTCCGGGCGGGGTTCATGGACGAGGCCGAATCGGTCTTGGGCAAGACCGTCGTGCCCGTGCTCACGCGCCCGCGGCTCGTCGCGCCCCCGCTCCCGGCCGCGCGTCCCCGCCCTACGCCCCCCCCGCGGCGGGGACCGGCCAACCGCGGGCTGGGGGACGACGGCGCACGCCCGCCGTCTGCTTCGTAGCGGTCCACGCCCACCCACTGGCGCTCGCGGCCCTGCGGCGCTTCGCACCGGGAGCGGTGGTCGTCACGGTCAAGGCGGGCGACACGACGGCCTACAGCCGCACCTGGGCCGAGTGGTGGGCCGCTGGCGAGGCGTTCGCTCTCGTCGAGCAGGACATCGAGATTCACGGCACGGTGCTCTCGCAGTTCCGGCGCTGCGCGGAGCCCTGGTGCGTCTTCCCCTACAACGGCCCCGGCTACGGCGGCGTGGGAGGCGACCCGGTCCTCTACGGCGCGCTCGGCTGCGTCCGGTTCTCCGCGGCACTGCTCGCGGCCGAGCCGGACCTGCCCGCCTACGTGGGCGCCATCGACGACGCGCCGGGGCTCGCCCGCGGGGACTGGCGGAGGCTCGACGCGCGCGTCCTCGGGGCATTGCGTGACCGCGGGTACTCCCCGCACCTACACTGGCCCGAAGTGGCACACCACAGGCGCTACCACGGGCTGTGCGCGTGTGGCCGCGAGCACGAGGCGTACCCGGTGGACACGGAGGGGCGCTATGCGCCCGAGGGGTGAGGCCGATGGATGATAAGCAGGGCGCCCGTGAGATACGAACCGTCGATGTCGTTTTTGACGGTCCACCTGGGCCAGTCGCGGGAAGATTCGTAGAGGTCGAGGACGAGACCGCGGCAAGCGTGAAGGTCGGCGAGTGGGTTGAGCGCGACGACGGCTATTGGGCGCTCCGTCTCCGGGTGGCTGAGTGAGGGGCTACCTGGCCTACCTCCTGCGACGCTTCCGCACCGCGTGGAGCGGAGTACCCGTGTGCCGTACCCGCCGTTGCGGGAGGCAACGCGATTACTGGGCGGGCGACTTCTGCAAGCTGCACCGATGACCGTCACCGTCATCATGCCCGTGTACGAAGCGGCCGACTGCCTGCCCGCGGCCATCGGCTCGGTCATGGCCCAGACCTACGAGGACTGGGAGCTGGTCGCCGTCGATGACAACTCAGCCGACCCGCGGGTCATGCAAATACTCGACGCCGCGGGACGTGACCCGCGCGTGTTCGTCGTCCATCTCGGCACGACCGAGGACGAGCGCCGGCAGTCGGTCCGGTACGCGACGATCTTCAACCTCTGCGCGGAAATCGCCGAGGGCCATCTGACCTTCCTCTGCGGCGACGACTTCTACTACCCGGATCGGTTAGAACGGATGGTGCGGAAGCTCGACGAGGGCAACGACGTGGTCTACGGCGCGCAGCGGCTGGTCCCGATGCCGGGGGAGTACGGCGAGCGCGTGCTGCACGGCACGGAGGCGATCCGCCACTGCCAAGGAGTCTTGACCGACGCCTACCACAAGGTTGACCTCAACTCGGTCATGGTGACGCACACGGCGTTTGACATGGCTGGCGGGTTTCCAGACCGCCCGCCGACGCCGCAGATGTGGCGCGAAGCCGACGCCTTGTTCTGGCAGCGCCTAGCGTTCGCCGGTTACGTCTTCGTCCCGGTCGATGATCCGGAGCGGCCGACCGACTGCAAGCGCTACAGAGACGACGGGGCAGATGCCCGCGTGATTCGAGGGGAGACGCCGTGGTGATCTCGTTGCTGTGCCCCAGCCGTGGCCGACCGGAGAACCTCCGGCGGTTGTCCGAGAGCGCTTTCAGCCTGGCAGCATCCCCGCCCGACATCGAAGTGCTCGCCTATGTCGATCTTGACGACCCGGCCCTCCCGCAGTATGCGGCGCTCGACTGTGCCGAGATTCACACGGGGGAGCGGATCATGTTCACGGACTACTGGAACAAGCTGGCGGAGGTCGCCCACGGCAACATCATGGGCATGATGGGCGACGACGTCGTCTTTCGCACTCCCGGCTGGGATCGCATGGTCGAGGACGAGTTCGCGAAGTGGCCCGACCGGATCGTGTTCGTGAACGGTAGGGACGGTGCCCACGGGCCGGCGCTCGGCACGCACGGGTTCCTGCACCGTCGCTGGGTGGATGCTGTCGGCCGGTTCTGCCCGCCGTACTTCAGCCATGACTACCCGGACCTGTGGCTCACCGAGGTCGCGGACGCGCTCGGCCGGCGCGTGTTCCTGCCCGAACTGTTCACTGAACACCTTCACCCCAACCTTGGGAAAGCACCGGACGACGACACCTACCGCGAGGGGGTGGCGCGCGGCGTACGCGACAACTGCCCGCAGCTCTACATCGACACGCTCCCCGAACGTGAACAGGAGATCGCGACCCTGCGGGCCGTGATCGCGTCGCATGGTTGAGTACCGACCGTCCGAGAGTTGCTGCGGGGTGAGCCCCCTGTTCTTGCTGCCCTCCGAGGACATGCGCGCGGTCTTCGCCGGCAGTCCCGGTGGGCTGCCCGAAGCACCGTTGATCGACTGGGCGTGGCGCGAGTTCGGTGGCGAAGGCTTGTTCGTGGACGTGGGCGCGCATGTCGGCCAGTGGACGCTCCCGTTCGCCGCCGCCGGGGTGCCCGTCGTGGCATTCGAGCCCAACCCGCCCATCCGCGCACTTCTCAGCGCAGCGATTCGACAAAACGGTCTCGCCGTGTCTCTTTGGCCTTTCGCGCTCGGCGCGGCAGCCGGGAGCGGCCATCTGACCGCGCCGGAGATCGGCGGCGGCATGGCGTCCATCGTGTGCGAGTTTCCTGGTGGCCCCGTCAGTGAGACCGTCGAGGTCCGTTCCCTCGACCACTTCAGCCTCGCGCCGCGCCTGCTCAAACTCGACGTGGAGGGCGCGGAGGTTGACGTTCTGCGCGGTGCTTATGAGACCATTCGCCAAAACAGGCCGGTCGTGATCTTCGAGTGCTGGGAGGATGAACGCGGCCAACGAACCGGCGAGCTGTTCGCGACCCTTGCCGAGTACGGCTACCGCACCGAGCGCAACTCGTGGCCCGAGACCTGGGTGGCCTACCCGTGATCTCGCTGCTTGTCCCGACACGCGGGAGACCTCACAACATTGCGCGGCTGCTCGACAGCCTCGACAGCACCACGACAGGGAGGATCGAGGTCGTGTGGTGCGTCGACGACGACGACGCCCCGAGCGTCCGTGCGCTGGCCGATCAGACCTACGGCCCGGTGGTCGTCGGGCCGCGCGAGTGCCCGAACCAGCTCTGGAACACGGCGTGGGTCGGCGCCAAGGGCGACATCCTGGCGCCGATGGGCGACGACGTCGTCTTTCGCACTCCCGGCTGGGATCGCATGGTCGAGGCGGCGTTCGGGTCGGTCCCCGACCGGATGGTCTTGGTGTACGGCCGCGACGGATTTCGCAACCAGGTTCATGCGTCCCATCCCTTCCTGAGCCGTGAGTGGTGCGAAGTGCTCGGCTACCTCTACCCGCACCCGGAGGTGTTCACGCAGGACATGGTCGACGTTTGGGTGTTCGAGCTCGCCCAAGCGGTCAACCGGACCATCTACCTGCCGGAGCTGTTCACGCAGCACATGCACCCGGACGACCCCAGCCTCGGCGTCGAGTTCGACCAGACCTATCGGGACAACGCCATGAGGCGTGAGCGCGACCGGACGCACGAGCGTTACGCGGACTATGCCGCGGAGCGTGCCGCGGATGTCGAGAAGCTGAGGAGGGCACTGCGATGACGGACGGGCGGGTTCTCGTGGCAGGGGCCGGTGGGTTTATCGCCGGGCATCTCGTCAAGCGGCTGGAAGCCGAGGGGCGCGAGGTCTTCGGCGTCGATATCAAGCCCCTCGGCGAGTGGTGGCAACCTGGGAAGGCTAACTGGGAAGCGGACCTCTCACTCGCTGATGAGTGTGACGACGCCGTCGAAGGCTGCTCGACGGTCGTGAACCTCGCCTGCGACATGGGGGGCATGGGGTTCATCGCGCTGAACAAGGCCGCCTGCATGCTGAACATCCTGATCAACACGCATCTGCTGATGGCGGCCAAGCGGGAAGGCGTCGGGCGGTACTTCTTTGCCAGCTCGGCCTGCGTTTACCGGCAGGACCGCCAGGACGGCTCGGTGCTGAACTACGCGCTACGCGAGAAGGACGCCTACCCGGCTGACCCCGAGGACGGCTACGGCTGGGAGAAGCTGACCTCGGAGCGGATGTGCCGGCACTTCCGCGAGGACTACGGGCTGGAGACCCGCGTCGCCCGCTTCCACACCGTCTACGGCCCGCACGAGACGTGGCAGGGCGGCCGCGAGAAGGTCCCGGCGGCGTTCTGCCGCAAGGTCGCCGTCGCCAAGCTGACCGGAGGGCGTGAGGTCGAGGTGTGGGGCGACGGGACGCAACGGCGGAGTTTCCTCTACGTCGATGACCTCGTAGATGGGGTCCTGCGCCTGATCGACTCAGATCGTGCCGAGCCGACGAACATCGGGGCGACCGGCTCCGTGACGATTGAGGAGCTGCTGGCGCTGGTCGAGTCAATCGCCGGGGTGCCGACATTGAAGCGCGTCTACGACCCGACGAAGCCGCTCGGGGTCCGCGAGCGCGACTGCGACGGCACGGCGATGACCGAGGCGACCGGCTGGCAGCCGACGATCTCGCTCGAAGCCGGGATGGAGCGGACCTACGCCTGGGTCGAGGACCAGGTGCGGGCGGCGATCTGATGCACGACGCGGCCTTCGCGTGGGTCGTGCGCTGCCTCGGCGAGATCGGCACGCCCCGCGTCGTCGTCGAGTTCGGCGCGCTCGACGTGAACGGCTCGGTGCGCGGTCTGTTCGCGGGCACCGACTACACGGGCGTCGACCTCCTCGCGGGGCCAGGCGTGGACGTGGTCGGCGACGCGGCCGACTACGAGCACCCGGTGCCGGTCGACCTGGTCGTGTGCTGCGAGACGCTGGAGCACTCCGACCACGCGGGGGCCATCGTCGCCGCCGCGGCGCGCCTGCTCGGTTCCGGGGGGTGGCTGATCCTGACGACGGCTGGACCGGGACGCCCGCCCCACGCCGCCGACGGGAGTGACAGGGGACCGCACCCCGGCGAGTGGTACGCGAATGTCTCGCCGGACGCCCTCGACGACTGGCTGCGCGCCGCGGGGTTCCGGCGCTGGCAGACCGACGAGACCGGCGTCGATGTCCGGGTGCTGGCGCAGCGATGACCGTGCCGGTTTTCATCTGCGCGCGCGACCGCCTGAACTGCATGAAGCGCCTCGTCGCCTGGCTGGAGGAGGCCGGGCACGACCGCATCACGTTTCTCGACAACGACTCGGCGTGGCCGCCGTTGCTTGACTACTACGCGACAACGCCGCACGAGGTGGTCAGGCTCGGCGAGAACCTCGGCTCCAAGGCGCTGTGGAAGGCCGGGCTGGTCCCCGACGAGCCCTACGTCTACACCGACCCCGACGTGGTGCCAGTCCCGGAGTGCCCGCTGGACGTGGTCGCCTACCTCGCCAAGGTGCTGGCAACGACCGGCGTGCCGAAGGTCGGCCTGGGGCTGCGTATCGACGCGCCGTTCATCGACGAGGCGAGCCTAGAGGTCGAGACGCGCTGGCGCGACCCGACGCGCGAGCACTGGCAGGGCCTGTTCATGTCACCCATCGACACGACGTTCGCCCTCTACCCAGCAGGCTCGGACTTCCACTACGCCGCGGTCCGCACCGGAGCGCCGTGCGAGCTTTTGCACCTGCCCTGGTATGAGAAGCCGACCGAGGAGGACCGCTTCTACCTCTCCAGGGCCTCGACCGACGACCACGGCTCACGCTGGGCGAGGCGGGCGCGATGATTGTCGTGCTCGCCTACGTGCCCCCAATGAGCCCCAAGGTGGTCATCGCGCTGAACAAGACCGGCCGCGAGTTCCAGCGCGTCGACGTCTCCCGGAGCGACGAGCACTACTGGCGCTACTTCCGGGCCATGTGGGCGAACGGCCAGGACTTTTGCAACGTCGAGCAGGACATCCAGGTGTCGCCCACCATCCTCGACGAGCTGGAAGCCTGTCCCGAGCCCTGGTGCTCAGTGGCGTACCCCTACCTCGGAGGCGAGTACGCCGGGCTGGGGTGCGCGCGCTTCAGCGCCGAACTCATGCGACGGCACCCGGGAGCGGTGGACGAGGCCGGGAAGTGGTCGAACGCCCAGCACCACCCGCGCCACTGGTGCACGGTCGATCACAGCCTCACGCTGACGCTGAACCGGATGGGCGAGACCAAGCACGTCCACTACTCGGGCGTCACGCACCTAGGGGACCACTGGCCCAGCCACGGTTGCGTCCCTCGCAAACCCTAGACGTCTAGGTAATTGTAATTCCCCGGCCTCGCAGCGTGCCGCGACCGCCGGCGCCGGGGCTGTAGCATCTACCCAGCGAAAGGAGTTGACCATGCACGTTCAACTCACGGGCCACGTTCGACCGCGGCTCATTCTCCCCGACCTCCCCGACATTCAGGTCGCGGCGTTCCGCAGCCCTGAGCTGGAGCACGCCTACCGCGACCCGAGGCTGGAAAAGGTCGCCAAGGCCGCGCTCGAACGCCACGCGATGATGATGCCGTTCGCCCAGTACAGCGAGCAGGCCATCCTCAACGGGCTGTTCGGGAACTGCTGCGGCTGCGTCCGCACGCAGATCAACGCCGCGGCCACCGCGCAGACCACGATCAACACCGGGTCAATCGCGACCGGCGGCGTGTCGGGCAACATGGACCAGACGCCGAACACCACGGCGAAAATCTGGATCGGGACACCGGGCTCTGGGGCGACGCAGAACCAGTACACCGCGCCCCACGCCTTCGTGCTGACGGGCTCGGCAGCGACCTCGCTGACCATCGCCTCGCAGTCCATCGGGCTCGCGATCTCGGTGGGCGACTTCATCTTCCTGGGCGGCTCCGCCTCGGCAGGTGGGGCGACGACCAACGCTGGCCCGATGTGGTGTCTGAACACCCTCTACATCGGCCTCACCACGCAGGCCGTCGCGGGTGCCACACAGGCGAACGTCCTCTCGGGCGAGCCGACCTCGACGGGCAGCTACGCCCGTATCGTCGTCACGAACAACCAGACGAACTTCCCGATCGCCACCGCGGCGAGCCCATCGGTCCTCACGGCCGGTGGCCCGTTCTCATTCGCGGCGAGCACGTCGAGCGGCTGGTCTACGGGCGCGACGAACCTGGTGCAGATGTTCATTGCCGATGCCTCGACATTGGCAGGTGGGAACGTCATCGCCTTTGGTGCGCTGGGCACGCCCCAGGCAGTCAACGCGGCCGGGATCACCCTGTCCTTCGCGGCAAACGCAATCACGATCACCCTGACCTGAGAAAGGACCATTGACATGACCGACATTCAAGAGCAGGTCGCGGCTATCCGAGCCAAGGTGGCCGAAGAGGAAGCAGAGCGAGAAGCTGATCGCGCAGCCGAAGAGGCTCGGGTGCAGGAAATGAGTGCTGCAAAGGCTGAATGCTTCACTAAGTGCGGACCGATTGCTGAAGCAATTGCTGCTGCCGAGTCCGACGAGGAGCGCGAGCTACTTCATCAGCTTGAAGCCGAGACTCACGCCGAGCACACAGCTGATCTTGAGGCTGCGTACCTCAAGTTCTCAGGTCAGGGCCAAGAGGAGAGCAACCCGGCGCCTCCGGGCGAGACGGCCATCGACGCTCACGTCACGGTGGTTTCCGAGCAGTCCGTCTAGCACCAAGGGCGGTGAGCCGTGACGATTGCTCGCGTTACCGCCCATGACGGGGTAGGCACCACTAGCGCTACGTTCGGGGGAACCCCGACCGCTGGGCGCCTTCTGCTCTGCGGTGTCAGTCAGATCGCTTCAAGTTCCCCCCCGACGGTGAGTGGCTGGACTCCCATCACGTCCGAGACGTGGCAAGTGAAGTTCCACGCCGGTATGAGCAACGGCGAAGGCCGCACATCCCACCGAGGCAAGACCATCCATCTGTCGAAGCACCCGACACTCGGAGTGGTGTTACACGAAGTCGCTCATGCGCTGGACCCGCGACCGCCCACGGTAGATGGTCACTGGGGACATCACGCCGACTTGATGCACAATCTTTTTGACGAGTACACGCCGTGGAGGGCGAAACGATGACCGATGCAGCAAGGCCCAACATTCGCGGCATTTGGGAGCTAGAGCCGTTGATGATCCTCGACGGCTACCTCGTGCTCGAAGGGATTGTCGCCACCCGATTCGACTGGATCAAGGTCCGCAAGCTGGACAATGGTAACTGGCTTTGCCGTAAGCAGGAGGGCCACGGATGAGAGCAACCCCGCGCCTCCGGGCGAGACGGCCATCGACGCTCATGTCGCGGTGGTTTCCGAGCAGTCCGTCTAGCACCAAGGGCGGTAAGCTGTGGCCTACGCCCTAGTTGCCGGGAGCCCTGGCGATACTGGCGCGCATGTCCTCGTCGACTCTGGTTCAGCGGGCACGATCCTCGGCGTCAACTCGACAGTAGGC